TTGAAAACCAGGGGAAGGTGCTGATCGCCTTCCCCATTTTAGTAACATAACAACAACATATTATGAGCAACAATTTTATTAGTAAAGGGCAAAGGAATGTCTGTGTGACGTTTGTGAAGTATTATCCTGTGTTGATGCAGGTTATTATGTTAGCCAGCATTTTTGATGAGTTTTATCCTTTTAGTATCACTAATTGGCTGTATCCGATATTAGGTCATTCTCTATCATGGGACCTATTTCTCTTGGCTTTTTCAAGAATGTTCAGGTTTTGTATATGGCATAGGTTATTGATCTATAGCATGATTTTTAATATCTGTGTAGAATGGGTTACGGTTAATATTGAGATGCCTATTGAACACAATATCGTAGTGTGGTCTGTTATGGCTGTTACTCTTTTGATAATCATTGCCTCTATTGTTTTAAGATTTAAAACAGGATGTTTTGAAAATGAAAGAAATTCTGACAGAGACGCTGCGTAAAAGCGGTGCGGCGGTATGCGATAAGATAAAGGAGATGTTTTTAAGCGGGGAATGCGATCATCTTACAGCCAACGATCTTGAGACATGGACGCAGCTTGCTAATCCGGCTAAGTACTATACCGGGGAAGAGGCTGTTTCTTATCTTAATGTAACTTCTAAAAGATTTTATGAATATCGTAAGGCTAAGTTAGTTCCTGATCCGGTTAAGATAAAGGGATTCCCTAAGCCTTTATATACGAAAGTCATGTTGGATGAGGCTATAAAAACCATATCCGGTATGAGTGAAAGAGATATTTATATGAGGATATTGAATGCTAAATCAAGAGAATCAAGAGCAAAAGAAAGGAGGGGAGCATGATCACTAATGGTGAATTTGTATCAAGAGTCGTAAACGGTATTCATGCCCTTGACAAAGATTCGCATGTTAGTCGGAGATGGATATTGAATATCGGTAGAACTAAAGCCGAATCTTATACAGCCCAGAGGTGGGATGACGGGACGTTACTTGGCGACCACCGGCTCCTAACTTACGTTACTTGCCTGGAGATGATTGAAGTTGATAAAATAGTTTGCTGCGATGCCGAATTTGCGTTATGTAATACACTTATGCGGTCAAAGCATAAACTTCCAGGGCTTCTTTATTCTGCCCTTAGACCGGCTATTACTAAGGTGACTAACGTAGATAACACCATATTTTTTAAGTTCGCTGAAATAAAGTCGTATCGTAATGAACAAAAAAGACCGTATGCTAAATACGTTAAAGAACGGCGTCCTTTTTATTATGTAGAAAACGACTATATTTATATACCGGATTTTCATATAGAGCTTATTAATGTAGAGTTCTTTACAACAAGAAGAAAGAAGGCGCTGGAGTTAATGGCCTGCGATCCTACACCTAAAGGATGTGAATCTGAATGGGAATACGAATTTATCTGTCCTATCAAGCTAATTGAATACGTGGTAGCAGAGACGATAAAGGAAGTAGCGTTCAGGCTACAGATTCCTGTCGATGAAAATCCGAATCTTGATTCCAATCAGAAAAGTCAAATTGTTCAATAACAAAATATTATTTATCTTTATTTGGGTCTTAGTTGTGAAACCAAGACCCATTTTTATATAAACTTAGTGACATGAAAAGAACATCAATACAATCACCGTATTTTGCAGCTTACTACCATCGTCTTATGAAGAGAAAGAATGGTTTTAAGAAAGGCATGATAAGAGACAGAGGGGAGGTTTTAAGGCTGTTGTCTATTATATGGAAAACCGTATCAGAGCATTATGTGGAAGCTGATGCTGGTGTTTACGTAGATAACGTGGGCTACTTATGCCATGTACTTATACCGGGCCAGCGCTTTACCGTCAGGCGGGACCTGGACATCGTGAGCAGGCTCGGAACCAACGGCTACCTCTACAACCACCTGGCTATGGATTTCGCAGACTCTAAAAGATATTACCATTTTGTAATACAAGATAGCTTGAAAAAGAAGTTAAGGGTTAAAATGAATAAAGGACGAAGATACCGATTTATGTATAATGAAATACTTGCTAAAAGAAGAGTGTTTAAAGATTTCCAGATTAAGAGAGTTTTCGAAGATCGAGAACTCAATCATAGGAACATGTAAAAAAAATATAGCGATTACCCTTTATTGATATAGGTTAATCGCTATATTTGCATATCCGTCTACCTTCTCAGGCTGGCGGATATAAAAAGTAAAATTCCTATTATGGGAACAAATGTAAGCAATTTTCAAAACAATGCGAAGAACAGTAACATTATTTTGACGTCGGAATCCAACGAAATGGAATTTAGCAAAGAGGTTAAAACCGTATCATCTTTCAAAAATTCAGATTTTGGAGAGCTAAAAATTATTATTATTGACGAAGAACCGTATTTTATAGGATCTCCTATAGCTTCATTTTTAGGGTACACTAATCCGAGAAAAGCGATAAGGGATCACGTTGATGAAGATGATAGACTAATAATGAAAGTACCTGATACTCAAGGGTGGAACGAAACGTTCCGTCCCTACACTCCAAACACTAAAATACTGATAATCAATGAGTCTTGACTGTATAGCCTAATTTTTGGATCAAAGATGGATTTTGCTAAAAAATTCAAGAAATGGGTAACATCTGAAGTCCTACCCTCTATAAGAAAAACCGGTTCCTATTCTATAACACCGAAAGACTATCCATCTGCATTAAGAGCATTAGCTGATGAGATTGATGCTAAGAATAGAGCCATAGCCGAGAGAGCACAAGCAGAGGCGGAGAGACAGCAGGCGATTAAGACCATAGAAGAGCAGCGTCCCGATGTGGAGTTTGCAGAGTCATTTAAGAAGGTTGATCATGAAAATATGTGGCTAATCAGAGATGTGGCGAAGAAGCTTGAGCAGAATGGAATCATCATCGCAGAAAAGAATCTTCGTTTGTTTCTTGAGGAAGTCAAGTTCATGTTCAGAAATGGGCAGGGTAGATGGGAGCTGTACAGTGATATTGTCAAAAATAAGTTTGGTGTTTACAGATCATATTTTGTTGACAAATATTCCGGGGAAAGAGTTAATCAGCAAACCATCTACATGACAGGAGCCGGATATGAAGTTACACTTAATGGTATAAAAGGGAAATGTAGAAATACGTTTCTAAACTATGGCAAGTTTGAAGGCCATAACTTTTGAATCTTCAAAATAGGGTGTTAGTTATATTATTCATATCTTTGTGGAGGTCAGGTTTGTTTCCTGTCCTCCATTTTTTTTAAGAGATGACAGTCGAAAATTATATCATAGAGTTAAAATCGTCTTTAAGATCATTTGACAAGCGTGATCTGATAGATGAGGTATCCATCTACAAATGGGTAGAAATTGCCCTGAAGAAGTTTGGAGGCGATATTACTATGCGCAAAGAAGCGGTAGTGGATGTCAAGAGAGGGCAGGCTCGTATGCCTGGTGATTACTTTGATCTTATTCTGGCTTTCAAATGCGATTTTAAAGGATATGAGGTGCCGGAAGGTGATAAGGTGATACCAGAACTTCAAAATACAATAGCCTGGAAAGAACGTACCGAAAGAAGTTATAGGTGGTGTTCTTGCGATGAATGTTGTAAAGACGAATGCGAGAAAGTGATAGTTGAAAAATTTTATATTAACACCCACGATCGCGATCATGAAGTTCGTTGCTATTATGACCGGCCGGTAATGTTAGGTCTTGCTAAGCCTATGCTTCGTGATTCTTGTTTAAGTAAATGCCGGAATAAGGTAATAAAGGATAGTCCGTATGAGATAAATATCGTAAACGGATTCCTGTATGCTAATTTCGATGGGCCTATTTACATGCAGTACCGGTCTCTTCCCTTTGACGGAGAATCTAATATAATTATACCAGACACGCCTCAAGGTCTGGTATTGGATTATGTAGATAATTTTGTAAAGATGAGATTCTTTGAGGAACTGATGTATAATGGAGAAGCACAAGGGGCTGCCGATTTGTTCAAGTTGTATGCACAGCAAGATTTGGTTAAGCTGAAAAATGCTAAGACCGAACTTAAGATGATGGGTATGACATTAAAAGGCATGTACGAACCTCTTAGACGGCGCCGTGCTGAGTTTGAGATATATACTAAGGCGTATCCTGTAATTGACAATATACTTAAATTGGTATGATAGAAGTAGTTCTATTTATATACTTGTCTGGTGTTATCGCATCTATGATTGTTTGGTCAATCAGGCAATTTAAAGGAGATGCGAGTTTGGTAGAGACAATGTATTGCCCGATAGTATTTTTGTCGAGTTGGATATACGTATTCGAAATATTTAAAAAATAAACAAAATGTTAGAAGTTAGTGCAAGCGAAATAGTAACTGCCGACAAAATGAGAGGCATAGGACCGGCAAACATCGTCTTCACAGCCGGACCTAATCCGGTAGCCGAAGATCGCCGTGGCGTAGCTAAGGTAACGGCTGGTGGAGAGAGTAAGAACGTCACAATAACACAAGCTGCCGGCGAGCAGGTCGTTGTAATTCCTGAGTTCGATTATCTTGTTCTTAGGTACGGATGGGAATCAGAAGACGGTTCCGATTTTGATACTGCAACCGGGTTCACCAATACAGGCATATCGGATGTAGATAATAAATACGTTGGATGGAGTAAACAGTGGGCTACTACCCAACAACAGGTAGGTGATTACCTTATCTATGGTGGTGATAACATGCAGTCTGGTCTTGAAGGGGCACTTATTAAGATGAAGACCTTGCTATCAGCTCCGGGTATGGACGAGTCGGAACCTAATATCAATGCCGATATCTATGGTAATTGGTATGGGAATAGAGGGCGAGGAAATGTCGTTGTGTCTTTTACAGCCTACCTTGGAGGAGAGATGGTTAAACAAGGATTTAACTTCATTAACGAAGGCGGCGAAGAAGTTTACTCCGACAGCATTACTACCAACGTTTCAGCTCACGGGGAAACCAATTACCAAAATATAAAAGGTTTGTACACTAAGATGGGTACGATGGTCTACAATAAAGAAAAACGAGATTGTGTGATCGTAATAGGGTAATGGCATGGAAGATCTGTGGAGTAAATACGATAAGATAAAAGAAGTCTTCTATAGGGATTTCGTTTATGATTCCAGCTACACAGAGCAGGCCTCGTGCATCCCACTGTCGTCGGTGAAGAACGGGGTAGGCTGGGTCGGCGACGGAACTATCAACCTGGCTCATTATCTCCAGTTTATATACACGGAAATGGTTCTTGGCAGCAAGACAGAAGATGATGTGCGTAATTCCATATTGGTACTTACCCGTCTTGCCGATACTACTTATGATCTATTTTTTAATAACAACAAAGGTATTTATTTCAAATTCGAAAAAGGATTTTTCTTAAGAGACGATATCCATAGCGAAGACGCAAGCAAATTCGGTCTTACCAAGATAAGCTCCGGATATACTAATGGTATAGAGTTAAAAGATGAAGACCCTTGCTTCTCCCCATTCACTTCACAAGATCAGATCTGGAATCTGGCTCCTATATTAGCTTTCTTGTCAGAAAAAGGATTTGAAGAAGCCGGGCAAGTAGGATACGATATTTTTGAGTACGTTATTAGAAACAGACACAAGATATACAATCCTTATTACAGTGCCTTGCTTCATCATTGGACATTCCTTCCTGATATGGACACTGATAAGGTCAAGCCGTGGGATAGGGTTAGCAACCGTAACAAGAATCTTAAATACAAAGTTAAGGTTAAGAGAGGGGCTAACAATTGGTACTTCTCTGGAGGGTTCAGATGGGCTTTTAAGAAGTTTGGAGGCGAGTGCAGTACATTCTGGCATTGCCTATGGTATAAGCCATTTATATTTTTAGCAGATAGGGTATATCATCCATATGTATGTAAATGGTTCGGTATTAAGGTTAAGAACAATTCTTACTATTGCCTTGGATCCACAAATGAAAAATCATGGTACGGTCCTAAGTTCAGAAAGAGGCTGGTTAGTAAATTTAATAAGTCTTTGGAAGGTGGAGAATTGTTTATGCCGCATCTTGTTTTTCTTAAAGAGTGTGAAGATGTTGATGAAAGTAAGTTAAGGTCTTATCTTGAAAAATGGGAATGGGATGGAGTTAATTCTCCTATTGAGTTTTTGATTTTGTGCAACTGGTATAAAATTATTTTTTTTGACAATGAAAATATTTTATAATTCAAAAATAGCTAAGTTGTTTACGTTCATTGACGGCTATAAAACAATTATGCTGTTTGGAGCCGTATTTACCGAACGTGATGCTATATCATTGAAGGCCGAATATCATGAAGAGGCGCATTGTAATCAGTATCATACAATGTTTTGTTTTGGTATGTTTATATCGTTGCTTACAATAGGATTGTGTCTCTTATTCGGTAATGCAGGGTGGTGGATGCTGTGGCTGTCTCTTATTCCGATATTTTTATACTATTCATGGTATTTAATTGAGTACCTGATTAGGTTGTGCATATATCGCAATCACGATAAGGCATATCATAATATCGTATTCGAAAGAGAGGCTTTCGACTTAGAAAAGTATTGGAATCGGCATGATGTTTTGAGGAAGGAGTCGGAAGGGTTTAGTTTCCTCGGTTATTATCGGAAGGAGTATTTTTATGAGTAGGAGAAGATATTTTGAGGAACAGAGATCTGGTAATGAAGCCATTTATCATTGTGTTGAAATTGATACCGATCATGATACTTATTTTGAGGTGCTTGATTTAATGAGTAAAGATGAATCCGATACAGTTAGCCCAGATAAGGTTAATAATATATTGAATCAGCTTAGGCAAGGATCATGTTTTAACATTCATACTCAGAGTATAGTTTCTTTTGAGGTTATAGAAAAGAGAAGTAATGCTATATTTATCAAATTTAATCCAACTCCTGCTCCAAGTGAACAACATGGCATTATATATAGATTTCAGATAAACAATAAAAAATATGTTTTTATGTTTTCTAATAATTATGATGGCAAGAGAGACCTTATACAAAACGCAGATGAGGATGTTGATTGTATGACATATGCAAAGGATACCAGTCTTTATTCTAATAACTCTTTCTTTGTATTTGTTTGATTATATGTGTTAAATATAATTATATGATTTACAGTAATTTATTATATATATGGGGGGGGGGAATAATCCTTAGTATATTATGAGGCGTCGTTTCTTGATAAAAAATAGGGAGCTTGAAGACTTTATCATAAGGTTTTATCCGGCAGGAAATTATACATGGACGGTTCCATCTGGATGTAGGGAGGTTGATGTGTTTCTTGTCGGTGGTGGATGCGGAGGCAATAGAGGATATTCAGATACAGGAGGAGCTGGAGGATATACAAAAACCTTTAAAAAAGATACATCCGGATGGAGAGATGGTGATGCTATCCCTGTTATACCGGGTCAGTCAATTTCAATAAGAGTTGGCAAAGGAAGTAGTAGAAGTTCTAATAGTACTCCACCTAATGATGGCGGATACTCGCAATTTCTAAACTCGAATTATAGAGCTTATGGAGGGAGTATGGATGGATACGAAAATGGTCCATGGCGTTCAGATGGCGGTTCAGGTAGCGGTGGAGGAGGTTCTATAGGAGGTAATGGCGGTTCGGATGGTGGTAATGGATCAAACGGCAGCGCTCATGAAGGAGGTATAGGACAAGGTCATACGACTCGAGATTTTGGGGAATCTTCAGGTAAACGGAATGCTGCTGGTGGTGGAGGTGGTGGAGGTGAAATATATGGAAAAGCAGGAGTATCTGACTATGAAGAAGGTAAAGGAAGTGGAGTAAATGGTGGCGGTGGTTATGGTGGCGGTGGTGGATCAGAAGGTGACGGTGGTGATGGTACTGTTTTGATTAGGGGTAGAAGATATAAATCGTAAGTAGATGTTATGAGACGAAGATTTGAAAATGTTAATATGGTGATGGGTAATTGTTTCTCTCCTGTAATGGAAGGGAGTCAATTTAAATGGAATAATATTGTAGTTAATAGTCCAGTATATATAACTCCAATAAGAAGAAAGAAATTCAAGATAAGTTTTGGAGAATTTGATTTATCCAAGGTTTTGTCTAATGTATCATCTAATTGTGATATTATAATAAGAGATAAATCTGCATATACATTTCTATTGTTACTTCTGTCTGCTGATCATTCTAAATGCAGTTTGTTTAATAATCATCTAACAGTTAATACCCAGGATTTACCAAGATATATTTTTTACATTGATTCCGAACATGAGGAACTGTATTCATACAAAGACGGGGTTTTAGAAAGTAATGTGACGATAATGGATCCAGTTGATAATTATTTCTATAATTATATTGATATTCAAATAAGAAATTTCAATGATAATCCTATCCCCGATTTTTATGTAGGTGTGGTCGATAAAGTAGGAGACTGAAAATGTATTTCTTTTCTTCACCTACTTTAGAAATCCATGATTAAATCTCTTTTGCTATCTTTGTGACAAACAGTTATAAAATGGCAGCAGAAGATAACAGAAACATAGCGGTTCCTCAAACAGGTATGAACCGAGATCTGCATCCGTCGAGTCTTACGGATCAGCATTATACGTTTGCCTTGAATGCCAACATCGAATCCGAGGATGGTAATGTTGGGATGAGATCTAACGAGCACAGTAATCTTAAATGCATTGATTTCGATGGGTTTAAGGTTATTGGTTACAAGAATGATCTTACTTCGGGCAATATCTATTTTTTTATAACAAATCCTGAAACAGGCGTATCTAAGATAACTTATTTCAAGCCTGAATCCGATACAAGTATCTTGTCTGATTCTGATATAGAATCTATGGTAGAAGGATCGGAGTCGTTGTGTTCTGGCATGAAGACCTTGCTGGAAGACAACGAGCAAGATCCGTGCCTTAAGTTCTCTATCTATCATCCTATAAAAACCATAGAAATAAAGACAGAGAAATGTGGGAAATGTATTTACTGGACTGACGATTATAATCCTCCCAGGTATGTTATTGTAGACAAGGCTCTGACGGCGGATGATGAAGGAGATATTTGGTATCATTATCATGGGTATAAGATATGCGATAAAGAATATGATAGAGACAAATTCATGCAGGAGAATGGTTGTTTTCTGGCATGTGAGAAACTTAGGGTGTTTCCGCTACTGGACCAGCCATGCGTGGAGCCGGTACAGATAGAGTACGGGGGCAGCCTACGTGCCGGCGTGTATCAGTTTGCTGTGGCCTTGTGCGATGAATTTGGCAACGAGAAAACCAACTATACTTCATTGACTAATCCTGTTCATGTATTTGATGAGCAATATATTAGGATAAATGATGGTAAATGGGGAGAAAGAACTAATCTTGGTATAAGACTTAAGGTGTCTAATCTGGATAGGCAAGTCAGCCATTACAAGGTGGCTGTTATTCAGAATACTGTAGGATACAATGGTGAAACACAACCTGTAGTTGATTATTTTATAGAAGGTATTCATCCTATTACAGAGAAGACCATATACTATTATTCTGATCTTAATAATAAGAGGACAACATTTGAACATATTTCTTTAAAAAGAGCCATATATAATACATCAAGAGGAATAGTATCGGTTGGAAACCGTCTTCTTCAATATGGTCTTACGGCAGAAAAAGAATGGAATTTACAGCCTGTAGTTTCCCTCATGGGTCATTTCTTGAAATGGCAGGCGTCTGTAGCCCACGAAGATTTATATAAGGATGGTAATGCTTGTTCGTTGTATGTGGGATATATGAGGAATGAAGTGTATCCGTTTTCTATCTCGTTTAAGACATCTACTGGTTATAAAACTCCAGCATTCGTTCTTATCCCCCCACCTTCTGATAAGGCAAGAGAGGAAATGAACAAAGACAGTATCCCATACCAGTCTATAAACGCATATGCTCCGGATTGTTCAGGAGTGGAAAGGAAATATGTATGGCAGTATAGCAATACGGCAGGAGATGGGGTATTGATTGACGACGATGCGGTTGTTATAGATGAAGAACAGAAAGAGTGTAACAACCCGGCTACTGTAGGTCAAACTGTTATAGTGGAAAGCAATTTCGCTACTTTTAAAGGGAAATCAAGATTTATTATCGATTATGATGATATTGTAGGAACCCCTATAAATTATTTGTCTGAAAATATAGGTCTTGTAGCTTGTAATAATAAGGAGAATGGAAACAATGAAAGACAGATATGTGATATAGCTACCAAATACAGAGAAGATGGAACACAGGATTATATGGAGCCAATTGATCATATTAGGTTACCAGAAATGGAAGGAGACTGCGAAGTACCTCATCGTCAAGAATCTATATTGTCAGCTCCAGTTCCTTTAATAACTGGTATTGTAGAGGACTATATATATAAAGAATTAGAAGACATGGAGCACGTGTCTACCGACTATTTATATACAACCGGAGGTGAGAACCAGAATAAGTATTCTGTTCTATTCAATTACGATACAATGGATTCTTTGTCTGAATGGATGGATGAAGCATTTTTTGGTGACGACGCAGGTAAGGTATCCGGCGATGGCGAACGGCATCTTTGTTCTGAGTTCTATCCGTATTTACAACCAGGGAGTATATTAAAAACAGTGTCAGATGCAATATATATTCTTGATACAATGCCTTGTACATGTGGTTGTTATATTGAGAATTATTGTTCGGATCCTACTGTTTCAAGGTCTGATTATAATAACTTTCAAAACAATAATTACATCCTTGGAGGATATATTTTACATATAGATGGGTGGAGTCAAGAGATAAATGGAAAAGGTAATTGGAGGGCTGGAAGATCAACGAGTACGGTAATAAATGATCAATACCGATCAAAGAACGGACCGAAATATTGCATTGAACAGTTCTGGCCTGATGCTTCCAAGAAGCTCCAGGATATGATATACAAAAATGCGGACACTGGCATACCTGAAACGGACTGGGAATTTGAGGGGTATGTAAATAATGCAACATTTGAAAATCCTACTGGAGATAAACTTAATATAGGATTTGCTTCTGAATTTGTAGTACGCAAGTTTGTGAGGAATGTAATGACCAATGCCAGGTTTATTAGAATCAATAGGCCGGAGGAATGGGATATAGAAGGATATAAGGAAGAAAATAAGGTCCTTTATCTTGAAGCCCTTGGGAAGATAGATGGTATAATGGATGCTGTGTCTACCAATTACGTTCGTGTTTCTTTTTGGAAGGATATAGAGACATGGAATCCACTTGGCATAATACCAGTAGATTTCGATAGGCCGGAACATGCTTCAGGACATTCGGTTATTATCAATATAGCAAGACCCGCATGGGGAACTATAGATGATAAATTCTTTAAAGAAACGATAAAACAAGATTATTTTTATGTAACAATAGAATCTCCGGTTGTAGCTGTTCCTTGGATAATGACATTCAGACAAATACAATTTTGTGAATATAAGAATAAGGATACTCCAGACGAGGAGGAGGAACCAAGCAAGAAACCGTCTCGTGCTATTTTAGGCGTTTCTTTTGCTACAGGTAAAACTATATATCCGTATATTTTTGGTGTAAGAGAAAAGGAGGTAAATAAGATTGATTTGTCTGTGGATTCTATAACACTTAGATCAACTGTCTTATTTGCATCTAAATGTCAGACATGTGGAGATAGGCCTATTAATTGCAAGCCTCGTCCTTATAAATACGGGGATTTTGCATATTGGGAATCATCTGAGAAATATCCTGCTAATTTTGAACTTTATGATAGTAGTAGGATGAAAATAGACACAGGCAGATCTTATGATGATCCAAAAAAAACAGAAGCTTATTCTAATATTATGAATAAGTTAACAGAATATTATGGTGCTCCTTTGTCAGACAAAAATGGATTATCTTATTTCAAGGGCCATTCTTATGGAGGAGTAGATACTTCTACCGTATTTTGCCAACAACCTATACGTCATTACCGGTTCCCAGATAACAAGCATATACCTTTTATGAACAGTGATGAACGTGGATATGACATAGCTTCTGAAATATATCCGGTAGGTATTATGGTGGATGAGAACACCATACAAGTATTTTTGGATTTTGCGGTGGATTCTGGTTTGATTACGCAACAACAAAGAGATACGATTGTAGGATATGAACTGTATCGTGGAGATAGGAGGCTAAATAGGTCGGTTGTGGCTTCAGGATTGGCCTACGATATGCTTAGATACATAGGAGACGATGGTAATGTAAATATCTATCCTAATTACCCATATAATGACCTATCACAGGATCAATATAATTATACGTCTGGCAAAAGAGACGAGTTTATATCCCATCCTTTCGACAAAGGAGGAAACGTGTGGTATTCATTTTGTTCGCCTGATATTTATTTTAACAAGCCCGAACTTCCAAATGAAGTATGTATAGACGGGTTCCAAAGAGGAATGTCTGTAGGCAGTTTTGTGCCTGTAGAAGATCATCCAAAATGGACTATCTTAGGTCCTGCTGCTTATACGATGGCTGCGTCACTTGCCGCAGTTGAATCAAGTGCCACAATAGCCGCTATGATAGCAGAAGAGCTTCAGATAAGGGCTCAGTCTGGATACATAGGAGGGTCGGCCGGTCTTACCGGAGGAGGATTCCTAACGAATTTAAGTGTAGCCATGCTGTTTTCTTCAATGGTGTCAACCATCAGTCAAACTCTTGCTAAGGGCCCGATATTGTACGGTAAGTACCGTTATGATTGGCTTAATACGTTTATAAACAATGGACCGAGACGTAATCATGCATGGTATTATACTTCTGTAGGATTATATAATTCAATGATAGGTATAACAGACCAGGATAAGTATGAACGAAATTTTGCTCGTGGTTTATCTTCTGTTAAGTACATGAAGTCTGGTGTATATCCTATGATGGATGCCAGCATGTCATCTAAATGGGGAACCGGTAAAAACGATAATGAGGGACGATTCTTATTTGTTAATAATATAGATCGTGAATCTTCGTTATTTTTATCATTTGGTGATCCAGGTGAAAAAGGAGATGGTAAATCGAAATATTTATTGGAATATCCGAACTATGTCTACAACTACGACAGTAGCCGTATAGATGATTCGGTTATTGCTGGAAGAGATGTTGTAGCAGGAAGAACATTCGAGCAATCCAAATCAGTTTCATACATCTGTTCTCCGTATATGAGGCTTATGAGATATAGGCCGGATCAATATGGTCAAATAGAAGATATAAAATGGATTTCCATAGGTGGATGTGGATTTTTCACTAATGAAAAGAAACTGATGTTCGGTGGTGATACGGTGATAACCAGATTTTCATTAAAGAGAAAATTTCCTGTTTTTTATAATAGTGCTTTTGGTATTGGAGATATGATACCTTTCCCTTACATGGATTATAGAAATGTAGGATATCCAAGATATTTTGTTAATTATGATACAGGGGAAGATGCGCTTGAAACCACGGATAACGAACGTTTCAATAGTTGGACATCGTCTAATAAAGGAAGATATGCTTTTTACCCAAATAGGAAGAGCTTGTATGAATTGAACGGTGACACCTCCGGTAAGTATGTAGATGGCAGATTTTATACATGGTTCTATGGCATTCCTCAGTTCCTTGTAGAATCTGAAATAAATTGTAATTTCAGATTAGAGGGCCCTCAGCCTCATGAATTATTCTATCCAAAAGTAGGAGATTTTGTTTGGTGGACACAAGAAAAGAACGTGTCTATCCATAGGGACAATGATTACAAGATAAGTCCTATCTATTCATCGAGGATGACATTGACTCCTAATGTATTGCCGGCAACATACGAACGTCGTTTTTATGATTGTGCTTACCAGCGACCTAATGGTGTTATATGGAGTAGGGCTGACGTATCTGAAAACAGTCAAACAGATCCGTGGCTAACGTACAAGCCTATGGACTATCATGAGTTCCCAACCAGCAACGGGAAGCTTATTCACATGAAGCGTATTGAATCCGATCAGATTCTTGTTAGGTTCGAGGATCAGGTTTCACTCCATAACGCCATAGACGTAATCAAGGAGCGCACCTCCCCAGGGCAGGCCGAGATGGGCACCGGCGGTCTGTTCGCGTCCCGGCCTCTGGAGTACAACACGACCGACCTCGGTTATTCTGGAACCCAGAGCACTGAAATAATTAGTTCAGAATTTGGTCACTTCTGGGTAGATACTAAAAGAGCACAGGTGTTTATGACCGATCCTAATGGACGTAATCTTAAGGAACTTAGTGTAGGTATCAGACATTGGCTTAAGCGTCATCTTCCGTTTAAGATTCTTAGATACGGAATAACTAATATCTTAACCGGTACAGAGATGACAGAAGAAGATACAGACAATAAATTTATCGGTCTTGGTCTGTCTCTTGGATGGGATAATAGGTATAAGAGAGTACTTATCACGAAAAAAGATTATATACCTGTTAAGAACCCGGCATATTATAAATATGATGGTGGAAGGTTCTTATACAATGAAACAGAGGTGCTGTCAAACGATAAGGAAATATCTTTAAAGGACGAACAATATTTCAAGGACGTGTCGTTCACTATCGGATATTCGTGTCTGAAACAAGAATGGATTTCTTATTATTCGTTCTGTCCTGACTATTATATAGAACACCAACAATATTTCCAGACAGGAATAAACTTCCCGGCATCAGACAAAGAAGGTGGTTTATGGAGCCATTTGCTGACGAATAAGAGCTTCCAGACATTCTATGGAGCAACATATCCATTTATATTAGAAGTGCCGATAAAAGAGAAATATAATGGCTCTACGCTGGCTTCTGTAGAATACGAGCTTGATGCAAGGAAATACGTCGATGATGTGAATTACACTCTTGACAGGAAAGTAGGTTTAGATACGATAACTATCTACAACGACACAAACAACTCAGGCGAAATTCATCTTGTTCCAGAAGAAAAGAATAATTTAGCACAACGTATATCATATCCGAAGATCGTAGGTGACCATACTGAGGTCCTGGATACTGAGGTATATAGAAGACATAAGTTAAATGACTTCTTCAACAGGGTTGACGATGACCGATCTGAAACACCTATCTGGATCAAGGACGATAACGATATAAATAAGTCAGTTAATCCTGATGCTCTTAATTTCAGACGGTCATGGCTGGATAGGTTAAGGGGAAGTTGGATGCTGATGAGGATAAAGAAAGTAATTAGTAACCGGAAAATCATATTCCAGTGGTTGATTTCTGAAGATAAGATTAAGAATAGATAAATTACAATATTTAACAAGTTGAAAATAAGTAGTTTTTATTTTGTGATTTAATAATAGTTGAATATATTTGTAGCGCCTATCGATCCATCGCGGACAGGTAGGCGCTTATTTATTAACAATAAAACGGTGTAAAATTATGAAAAGTAACGTATTATTACAATCAGAAAGTAGAGAATTATTAGGTAGAAACATTTCTGTTATGTCAAAAGATGGTTTTGTGTGTATAACAGAGGTTATGGATGTATTGTCACAGAAAAGAGCGGCTATGGGGTTGGAGCCTAAAAGACTCGACCATTTAATGTCTACGTCGTCTTTTCAAGAGAAAATGAATGCATTAATTAAAGAATTGAATATCAATGAATTGTCTTGTACTGTACGATATCATACACTCAAAGATAATTCATTGAATATAAGTAAATTAACTGATTTGAAGAAATACGGAATGGCATACAGGAGAGGAAAAGGAAAAGATCAAAAATGGTTTGTTAATCCGTATTTTTTCGTCATGATAGCCTTAGAGTTAGATCCTGAAATATATGCTAAGGTTATATTATGGCTTACCGACAACTTTATAGAAAATAGAAATATAGCTGGTGAAGCTTACATTAAGATGTGCAAGTCTGTTTCTTCTTTAATAAAAAACAAAAGCGAATTATCTGATAAGATAAAAATAGTAGCCAAAGCCATAAATTTTATTGTTTTCAATAAACATGAAGATGGGATTAGAAATTTTGCAACGAAGAATGAGTTAAATGAAATAATATCAATAGAGAATGCAGTCGGAGCTATAATCGATGGGGAGTTTGTTCATTCATTCGAGGAATTAAGAATGTATTTAGGTAAAGAGTGGAAAAAGAGATGGGGTAATCCAATTATGACTCTAAAATAATTTATCCAAATTAATACATTTTAAATCATTTTAATTTGTAAATCATATTTTAGTGTCCATATTTGCATCGTAATCAAGAGAGATTATAATGCAAGACAGTGGTGATGGAAGGTGATACTTCGGTTTGTGTCACAGGTTCGAGTCCTGTATTTTTCATGCAAGAAAGATTAGATCAGTTGGTAGATTAAAACCTCCTTTCAAACACCTTCCAAATTATCCCTGTTTTAACAACATATACAGATGGTGAGGAGTTCGGTTACTTCGAAAATTAGTGTAGTGGATAACACGGCTTTAGGTAAAAAAGTTTTTCATTGGTTCGAATCCAATATTTTCATTTTAGATCCGGCTCCGCTTTTCCTCTGTTTGAAATATATAAAAACTAATGAGTGGTGATGGGGTTAGTTACTTCGAATTTAGCTCAGATGGATAGAGCGATACTCTTTTAAAGTATAGGTCGATGGTTCAAATCCATTATTTCATTGTTTACACTAACTTCAGCTTTTCCCTCATTGAGTATTCATATTGATATATTTTTTCAAGCAGTGGTAGTAATATCACTGCTTTTTTTTTGTATAACACTTTAAAGAAAACAACAAATGGGAAAGTTTAACAAAAAGGATGAAGGTGTTAAACCTACGATCGTGAATCACATGGGCGAGAAGGCGTATAAGCCTAACGCAGAAGAAGAGTTGGTGTCTACGGTAATGACTACCATGTTGTCTGATTCTTATTATGAGAAAGAAAAAGACAAGGTGAACAGGATTAAGGACCTTATGGATCAAGTAGATCCGTATTTCGCAGCACAAACAGCATTGTATGTCAGGAAAGAAGGAGAGCTTAGGTCAGTAACGCATCTTATGGCTTCTGTCCTTGCCAGCAAAGCATCGGGTAAGGAATGGGCTTCAAGGTTCTATAACAAGATCGTTATGCGTCCTGATGATATGAGCGAAATCCTTGGCTGTTATGCGGCTCTTAACGGCAAAAATCCAAAGAAGTTAAGAGGTATATCCAGTGCTATTAAGAAAGGATTTAAGACGGCTTTGGAAGGTCTTGATCCGTATCGGATTGATAAGTATAAGATGGACAGTAGGGTCATTACTATGGTTGACCTCGTAAACTTATTTCACCCCAAAGGCAATCAGGCTAATAAAACGGCTTTCCAGTACCTTATAGAAGGTAGGTCTTTGTCTGGATTATACGAAAGCAAGATTCTTGAAAAAGAAATGTCTAAAGCCGGACAGGATAAGAAAGACAATAAGGAAAAGAAAGAAGCTTTAGGTGACGCTATTCGGGACGTGGTTTCCAATGTAAAAGGTATGCCTATTTTTAATATGGTTCGTAACCTTGTAAACATAATCAAATACGCGCCTGATCAAATAGATGAAGTTTGTAGGCAGCTTACAATAGAAGAGAAGGTACTTAATTCGAAGATGCTTCCTTTCCGTTTTGCTTCAGCTTTCAAAGAGGTTGAAAATATGGGCACTGATGGTTCCGATAATGATATTGTATTTGAGTCGGATAAAAAACGAGCTAAATTAACAGCGCGTAATAAATATAAGATTTTAGATGCGTTGGAGAAAGCCATAACCATCTCCTGCAAGAACTTGCCGGTATTGGAGGGGCGGTCGGCTATCCTGATTGACCACTCTGGCTCTGTACGTGGAGATATGGGAGGATCTTCTGAAGTGTCTGCCTTTAGCAAAACAAATACGGCTGTCATTGGTAACTTATTTGGCTGTATGATCGCATCTGTGCTTCCTGACGTATTTATTGGCATGTTTGGTGATAAACTTATCAATTACGAATATGATAGAAGTAAAGGTGTTTTATGGAATAACAAAAAATCTTTTACTGCCGGAGTAAAATGCGGTGGTGCCACTGAAAACGGTCTTTTTGCATTCTTGGATAAGTGCGTTAAAGATAAGATCAAGGTAGATAACTTGTACATTATTTCAGATATGCAGATAGGAGACGGTGAATCTGTTGTATGGGAGAAAAGCTCCAGTTATGGATATGGCAAATTCGCCGAACTTTTGAAAGAGTTCAAGAAAGTAAATCCAAATTGCAAGATCGTTTCTATTTCTATTCAAGGATATGGAAGTGAGATGTTTTACAGAGGATCTAATATCTTGAACATAGCTGGCTGGTCAGAATCTATCTTCGATGTTATTAACAGCAAGTTCTGTGGATATAAGAATATGATTGAGGAAATTAAGAAAATAAAAATATAATCATTGATTTTGCTTCAATTGTAATTTCCATAGTAAACAAGTTTTAGCTTTAAAGGTATAGCCGAAGAAGTACGTGAGTATATCTTCGGCTTTTTTTATTTACCTTTGTTGAAAAACAGTTTGTTATGAAACAAGTATTGTATAAAAATGATATATACCCCTACAATGTAAGGGTATTGCTTGGAGCAGATGAAGAGTATATAGTTAAGACGTTCGCCAACCTGGAAGTAGAAGATCAGAGCTGGGAGGGGTGGACTGATGATTATGGTGGCAGAACTATTTTCGTAGGAAACCGAACCAATCACAGGAAAGAAATATGTTTCTTATTTCATTCGCTGTCTGATATGGATGTTAGAACCATAGGACACGAATGCCTGCACGGTCTTTCTATTTATTGTAAGTATCTTAATATGGATTACGGTTTTGAAGTCGGAGGAGATGAGCATGCCGCCTGTCTGATGGGATGGTTAGTTGATAAGGTTTGTGGTGCTTACCACAAATTTAAGAAGGAGGAAGAAAAAAATGGCAAAGAAGACTAAAAATCATGTAAGAGACAAACAACCAAAAACATTATGGAATAAAATTGGTCCGTTTGTAAAACTTAGAGAATATCTGGCATCTAATATAACACCTGACGTGTATGCTAATGAAAGAGGATTAAAAACCAAAATAATGGAATTTTTTGGTCAAGATGTTCCGAAAGCCAATGTAGATGATTTTAGTCAGAATCTTTGGTTTAGATTCTTAAACCAACCAAATAATCTGAAAGAAGAAAATGGGATTGTCAGAATACCAGACAATATCAAATCCATTATATCTGACAGGATAAATGGTGGATGGGAGAAAATGGCTAAAAAATATGGAAAGGAGCTTGATTCATTAGATAATAAGATAATTGATGGAAAAGTTGCAGGCAAGGACGTATCTGATTTGGAGGAGTTAAGGGATGTAACAAGTAGGAAACTTGGAATGGTAGAAGAGGGTATAGATCTCTTAAAAAAAGCCAGAACCGGAGAACATCAGGTATTTAACGAATATAATTTTATACCGGATGCTTACGGAGATTTAAATGATTTATCAGGCTTATCAAGTTTTACCATGTACCGTGATGATAGAGGTAGGATGGTTGTGAAAGATAAGTACGATTTTTATAGAAGCGATCAACCTTTTGGTGTTGGGGTTGTTACTAAGACTCTTGATACAATAGGATATCCTTTTGAAATAAGGGATTATGTAGAAGATAAAATCCCATACGAAGAAAATGATCCAAACAAGATCCTGTTTAGATCCATTATTGATTCAAAGAATGATTTGGATAAAAGGATGGAGATAAGATCCAAAAAACAAGGAGGGGATTCTTCTAAGCCGGAAATAGATTGGGATTTATTCAAATCCAAATATGAAAATATGAAGCGTGTGGGTAAGGGTAAGCATCGTACTATGGACGTAGAAGGGATGAATATGATCTATGATGCTTTATATGATAAAGGTTTTAATCAACGCCAGATAGAAGCCGTACTTGGAAATATTATTGAAGAATCTGGTGGAAACCCCTACGCTGTATCTGAGGATGGAAAATTTAGGGGACTTTTTCAAGAATATTACAAAAGATATCCGCCAAAAGAGTTTGAAAGAGATAAAGAGAGATTTAAGAGCGATAAGCGTGGATATATCAACTATATGATAGACAGATTTTATGATCATGTTCAAGATGCTGGGAAGTATAGTATAAAAGATACTAAATACAAAAAAGCTATTCATGCAGTAAACGAATTTATGTCAGAAGATCCAGATACGGATTATTCGTATCCACTTGTGTATGCTTTTGAAGCTCCATCAGATAAAGAAGGAACTTATAAAAATAGAAAAAGCGTATCAAATTTAATAAGCCAATCTTACGTTTCGAATAATGTTGATAAATTAGATAATGATGATAAAAAGGATGATAATATTATTAATGCCATTCTTGGTATAAAAAACGATCTTGAATTACAAGACCCAATTTCCACTACAAGAGGCGAAGCCTTTAAAGAAGCCAGGAAAAGAGGTCTTAAGGAATTTACGTGGAATGGAAAGAGATACAATACCAATGTCAAGAAAGAAGGTGGCGTGGTTGGTAAACAGCGTGAAGCATATGAATATTTTACTAATAAGCGCGGCATGTCTAAGATACAGGCGCTTGCTATCATAGGTAATCTCATGGCTGAATCCGGCCTTAAAGATGACATATACGGAGACAACAGAACATCATACGGCATACAGCAATGGCATAATGAGCGCATGGATAAGCTATTCAAGCACGCCAAAAAGAAAGGTCATTCTACACCAACATTCAAAGACCAACTTGAGTTCTTAGCTGATGAATACGAAGGGAAAACCGGATATTCTAATTTCTTATACACAAGAAAAGGAAAAGAAGGACCAGGGTATTACAACTACAGCCGGCAGGACTTCATGAACGCCGATAACCTTAAAGATGCTGTAGTAGCTTGGAACCAAGGAGCAGGACGTCCTCATAAGAGTGTTATAAGAAACGATGACCGTTATAATTATGCTATGGAGGTTGCTAAAAATCTTGGTTTGGAAATTGAAGAAAATTCCGTATCTTCGTATGGTCAAATGGGATTCGGAGATGATGCTGAAATAGCAGCATCGGTAACACTTCCAGAGGTAGAAGTGGTAGCCGCCCTTCCTAACCCGGAAGTCCCGTCCCAGGAGAGACAGTCCGAGGAAGAGAGATTCCGTACATGGACTGAAACGTATGGTAAGGACATCATAAATCATTTACTGACGTTAGACGGGAAAAAGGATGGTGATGACAGTGATTACAGCATGATGTATAAACAGCATGAAAAAGAAAGCGAAGAGGATAAGAAAATGGCTTTGATTAATGCCGTGCTTCCCAATATTCAGCTTCGCATTAAAGGCGTCACTGATAATTAGAACAATTATTTTATTTCTCATATTAATAAAGCGAAGCCGGATTTGAGACTTGTTATGCGGATACCGAAGGTTGAAGAACGATATCAAGATAATCCGGCTTTTTTGTGCGATTTCGTGAAGGATGGAACTATCATCGCCTTGGTTTAACAGAACAGACCTACGTACCTCCACTGTCCTGACGGGCATGGACGCCCGTCTCGCCTACCAGCCTGCCTAATTCTCCACTGGCTACCTAATATAACTATTAACGTCACTCCATCACCTATCTCCCTTCAGTCGATAGGTTCAGTCGTTTTTAAATATTATAAGTTCTTTCGCATCGTTCCCTTCGGTCACGATACTCAATCTTTTAACACAATTAGGCGAACAATACAATGACGGAAAAAGTAATTTGTCAATCCGTTCACTCACTTAACTCCCTTCGGTCGTTAAGTTTATTCACTGTAAACAATTATATGAATAAATGGTAAAGTATATAAAATAATATAAATAATATAATGAGTAAGATCATTGAAAATGGTCTTAATATTAAGGAAAACGGAGACTATTCATAGGCGTAGTTTTAATTCAAGATTTGTTGTCCCACTCCTGACGGTCAGACGGTTACGTTCAGAGTCGTTTTCCCGTCTCTTGTTCAAACCGTCATAAAATAAAAAACCTTGTATCCTATTTCTCTCAAACCGGATACAAGGCAGTGCATTTTCTTCTTTTTATATAAAATCATATATTTGCACTAAACAACAAAAACAATATGGAGACAAAAATAACTGAAATAATGAATCCTCACAAGTTACACGACAAGCTCTTCAAGAAAGAGCAGGTCTCTCCGATAGAAGTTATATACAATAGCTTCAGCAACTTAGGGTACAATGTAGTACGCCGTCCAGCCGGTCAGTGTTTAGGCAATTTGAGATATTTTAATCTATTTTATGACAAACATACTCATCATTTCTATCAGAAAAACAGGAAGTTGAGATATTGTAGTAATTTTCTCATATCTGATTACTGGAAAGATAGAGTGCGATGTTTCATAGTTTGGAACTTTGGATTTGGAAGATTCTTTCCGTACAATGACTTTATTGAGGCTATGGTTTATGATTATCTTCGATATGGGAGAAAGTCAGTTCCTTATCTTAAAAGCGTGCAAGAGGCTGAAGAAAAGTGTGTAAGGTTCTATATCCGGTCTCAGATAGATATGCTTCGTAAGGAAGGATATGCCGCTTATCGGGCTAAGTTCAAGGAAGAACGTCCTCAGTATTTCATCGGAGACGATAGGACGGTGTTTAGATGCCTTGACAGCTCTTTAAAAAGAGAAGAGAAGATTGCTGCATGCGTAGCCCACAAAAGGGCTTTAAAAGAAGGGATAATGACTTCCTTCATCAATCACCTTAAGAAACATCCTACCACTTTATATTCGTGGTTTTCATCAGAGGTAGATAGCGAAGGAAAGAATAGGATATGTTTATCCGACAAGGCTGTTTCGTATTTAAATAAGAGACTGGTTCGCAATGGGTTAAAGGCTCTTTCTGCATCATATCTTTTTAGAACGTTTAGAAAAATGGTTAAGACTTTGTTCGGTTCCAATGTCAGGTCGTTCTTGAATAGTTGTCTGATGTCTGTTTCAACAGAAGAGGTTTTAACCAAATCTATGAAGAAAATAGTTTCCAAGACGGTGCTGTTTTTGTACAAGAGAGCGCTTAAGAACTATCGCCGTGCATGCGGTCTTAAGTACGACCCTGATTCGGGTGGTTTGTCTGCCGTACATGATTGATTTTTAAACGTATCCCATAACGTTGGATTTTCTCGTTCGTTTCTCTTATCTTTGTGAAAAAAGATAGTATGAAATTACGAATCATAAAAAATCGTCCGATATTCGCTCCTGGCGGTAGTGTTCAGGATAAGAAACAGGATATTAATGTATCCTCTACTCAGCCTATTCTTGATTATGGAACGCCTGTTAATAAATGGGGTGAATCTGATATTCAGAATATATATATGCCTTCTGATGTGACTTTAGAAACAGAGGAGGGGGAGATAAATCCATTTAGTAGTATGCCTACATCCGATCCGTTTTTTGAAAACAATGATGCAGTGTATGCAGGATATCTCGCTGATAATAGGGGCATGGTTAAAAACGTAGAGAAATCAGTCGTTGATAATGCAATGAATGTAGGTGGTGTTGATTCTGATTCCTCTAAAGAAAAACGTTCCCAAGATGGTAATCCTCTTGATCCTATGACTACCCCATATTATTCACCCGATCTAACCGGCAGAGCTCAAATGTTCGGTGCAAGTCTTGGTCGGATAAGAGCCGGTAATAAGGTCGGTGCTAATGTGGCTCAAGCTGCCTTGTCTGGTGTTAGTTTAGGATTAGGTCTTACCCGTAATATCATGGGAGCTTCATCTGCTGCGTATGCAGCCAGCAGAGACGAGCAGGCAGCGAGGGAAAAACTTGCCAAGGAGCGTCGTCAGCAATTCATCAAGTGGGAACGTGAAGGTGGTGGCGTGAATTTAGGTAACGGTCAGAAGATGGATACGTCTGATATGACCGGAGAATATATTTATCCTCTTCCCAAGTCTATGGAAGATGCTGCGAATGTAGAGATAGAGAAAGGCGAGTACGTGCTGACTCCTGACTCCGTAGGGCCTATGGAAGCCAAAGGGGACAGACATGAAAATGGTGGTACTCCGGTTGATTTGCCAGAGGCTTATATTGTTTCCGATTATCGTAAGATAGATGATGAGTTTGCCTCTTACGTTAGAGAAAATTATGGTATTAAGGCAACGTCAAAAGATACGTATGCTACACTCCTTGATCGATATAAGAAAAAGATAGGTTTGTCTGATAAGTACGAAGATCAGGAGCGTGTATATAAGAGATTAGAGAAAAATGAAGAAGTAAAAGACAAAAACACATCTAATCTTAATGCTTCTATTCTTTCCAAGTACGTCAATGAAAACCAGAAAGAGATAGACGAGCTTGAAGCACAATTTCGTTCTTTCGCTGAAATCGTTTATGGCAAACAGGAAGAATCTAAGCGTAACGAGAAGATGGATGCTTTTTTCAGGGATGGCGGGGTTGTTGATCTGAATCAGGTAAAGAAACAAGCTAAGGCTTTTAATATTGCAGAATCAGATGCTAAGAACTGGATATATGACGAGTATGTTAAGCAAACCAGAAAAATGGCTGAAGGTGGACCTACTCAGAAGGAGCTGGAGGAACTTAGAAAGAATGCTATCGGCTACAATAAGCTTATCAATCAGTTATTTGGACGAACTCTTAATATGACTGTATCTGATGTTAGTGGTCGTGAGCAGATTCTTAATCCTGATTCCAGTGTCAATGCCAATCAGAATCTCCAACATAGAAGCAATTTAGGATACGGCAGGGTAAATGATAAGGCGGTATCTAATTTGCTCGACGTAAACCGATGGGCTAACAAGTACAATACGGATGGTGATTTTGATACAGAAGGTTTCCAGAAAGGATACAACAGGCAATTAAATGCATTGTGGGCGTTAGCTGATGTAGGCGCTATTACGAATGCTGATGCAGCCAAGAAATTCAGAGATGAATACGGATTCTGGGGCCAGGACGCCGGAAGCTACGGAGGGAATCAGGCTTATAATTCATTTGCCGTAGATGATAAGTTTGGTCAGACAACAGCTACTCGTTCTTATTATGGGTTGGACGTTGTTTCGGCAGAGCAAAAAAGATTGTTAAACGAAAAAGGGATAAAGAATTATGTTGACTTATTTGGTGATAAATCTGATGCCGCTAAGAAGATTCTGGGCTCCGATTATAATAAGTTTGTTGCTTTAAGAGATAGTGGGTTAATGCCGGAAATAGACTTCGTTCTTGAGTCTGTTAAACCAGAAATGAAGCCTATTGAGGCCGGTCCCATAGCACCAGGCCTTACACCGCCTAAGATTGGATCTCCTGGAAGGGTAGAGGTAAAACCGAAAGCAAGTACGCCTACGACTGCAACCGACACCGATACAGAGGAGGTGGTTGAAGACAACGGACCTAAAGGGCAGGGCAGACCGGCGGCGTTCGGTCCTATCTTCCCGGAGATGCTGAGAACGCTCGATACAGGCTTGGAGATAGAAGGTCTGGAAAGACATCAGGCTCCGAGAATAGACCCAGTTCTTCAATCTGCTGATCAGTATATCAACGAGCTCAACCGCGCGACATCGGCTCAGTTGGACGCAGTAGGTGACGTGCCCGACTCCCAGCGCTCCGCTATTCTGGCTAATATGAACGCCATAGCCGGAAGCAATATAGCCAAGTACATTAACGAAGTAAATTTCAATAACGCAAGGCAAATAAACGAAGCTGATAGATTCAATGAAATGGCTTATGTTCAGACAGACGATAAGAACATAGCGGAAAGGCAACGTTATGAATCCGGGTTATTGAAGGCTATGGCTATAAGGGATGAAAATCTTGCTCGTTATTATGATAGCATAAACAGCGAAATACAGAATAAGTTCAATGTTCGTACATCGTTGAATACCATAGCTTCCATAGCTCCGAATATGAGAATGCTTCCAAGTGGCCAAATTATTTACGTTCAAGGTAATCAGGATGTGATGAATATGGGTGATTATTCTACACCTTACTTGAGAAGTTTAAATGAAGAAGATGATGAAACTAAAAGAAGAAGGAGGACCAAATAGTGGCTTCACAGTATAGTATTTTAAGGCAATATGCCCCGTATGTTAGTCCTTACAACATAGATCTTGTTAAGGACGTCATGATGTACAAACAGCAGAAGGTTGATGCTGCTCGTGAAAAGATCTATACCCAGGTAGATTATCTTATGGGTCAAGAGATAGATAAGCCTGAAGCCCGTGCTTATATGGAAGATAAGATGTCAGGTGTGATTGCTAACATCAATCAAAAATTCAAAGGCGTGGATCTTTCTTCTGATGGTGTTACGAGAGCCATACAAGGAGAGATCAGTTCAGTGTTGGATGATACGGTCATTAACGCGATTGCCGGCACAAAAGAAGGCAAGAGGGTTATGAAGGAAATAGAATCTATAAAACAGAATCATCCTGAACTTTATTCTCCTATTAATGAATGGCATGCTTTGGACCCTTATTACAAATGGAGGTCAGATGGTAAAGCAGGATCAAGGTTGGGAGGTCTTCATTATTCTCCTTATGTCGATTATACTAAGGAGATAAATAAGCTGGTCAGTGATTTTAGGAAAAACAACGAAGGCAAGAAGATTCAGACAACAGAATATGATGTTAAAGGTAATCCTACTGGTGGAATCATAGAAGTCAACGTAGATGAGCTTACTGATTCCCAGATAAGGAATTTTGTGTCTGCTAACTTATCTGAAAACATGAGGAATCAGATGAGAATAGAAGCATCATACATGGCAGCTACCAATCCGGTGTTCAGTAATCCAGATTTGGTTAGTCAATACATTGGGTCTTATGTCGAAAGATACGATAGGCACATAGGAGCATTGGAAGCAAAAAAGAAATCAGTAGGGGATAATAAGGATATTATTGATCGTATTGACAGTCAGATACAGGAAGCTAAAAATCAGAAAGCAGAAGCCAAGAGGGAGGCAGATATGATAATAGCTTCATCAGATCCGGTAGCGGCTGCTAATTTTGTTGTTACCAATAATCTTTTCGATAAGATGACTGATGCATGGAGATACGACAATACAAGTTTTGAAAGGAAGAAAGATGATCTTTATTTTGCAAGGTTGGCAGAGGATAGGGCTCAGCAAAAGTTTTTGACTGATAATGCTAAGTCTATGGTTGAAATATCGTTGGCAAAAGAGCAACTTGCACAGGCTAAGATTGAAACCGAATACATGCGTACTTACGGTTCCAAGATGGGCACTGAAAGCTCATCCGGAGGCACAAGAGGAGCAGGCGGTGTAGGAGTGCCGATGGCTCCTATGGACGGGCCTACGGCTATCAATTCTGGAACGGGTAAGATAGGATCTGTTAATTTGGCTAATATCCCTTATGAACAACTCACATCTTCTTCCACAGAGCGTAGAGCAAATTTATTGAAATTATATAATTCATTATCTCCTACAGACAGAAGTAATATCGTTGCAGCATCATACGAAGAAGAAAAAACTGACCCAGGATTGTATGCTAATATGACTCCTGAAGAACGGATATATTCTTATTTAAAAAATAATGGAGGTCAGAAAAACGGATATTTTGGACAAGGAAATAACAGATTGTCTGAAGCTTATGATGCTTTACTTCTTTCTGATTCTAAGGCAAATGGAGCTACAAAGGCTATAAATAACATAACTGATTATCAAATAGATAATATAGTTACTAAAAAAAATAAGGATATTATCAGTAAAGTTCGTAATGCTAAGTTTATGAAAGGAAATTCTTTTATAAATCTTACCGATACAGATGATAAGGCTGGAGCCTTCCTGCTCGCCACAGCCATAACAACTGGTGTATCTGATGCCGTAGGGTTCAGAGAATACATGATGGATCCTTCAAGAGGAATAGATATTCTTAGTGCTATATCTCCGTCATTAGGAGCTAAGGTGAGTGCAGGAAAGTTGGGGAAAAACATATCTGATGCTATTACAAGCGAGAATAATGGTTCTTCTACTGGTACATTGGCTCTTATTAATGGAATGAAGAAACTCAATGGCGATCCTGATTTTAATATATCAGATTATATGACCATAGATAAGGATGGTGATATAGATTTAAAAGATTATCAGGAAGGTGAACCATTAACTATTACCCAGCTAAGATATGCTGAGAAAAACAGTAGGGTGTCTGATATGATAGCAGGTCAGATGCAGGATGAGATAAAAATGTCTGTATCTCCTGATCAGATTTCTGATAAGTTATCTCAGTATCATTACCTTGATTCTTACAAAAGATACAATTGGAATGCCGATTCACCGGAAAAGTCTTTGCAGAAGGCTCAGTTTAGAAGATTGTCTGGTTACATGGCAGGAAAGGTAAATAATCTGGATCCTACTGCTATTAATGCCATTAATATGGATGCCGAGATAGATAATGGCACCGTTAGAAGATTCTTGACTGCTCAAGTAGGTTCCGGTAAAAATTCTTATGTTACAGAAAGGGTTGAGATTACGAATGACGAGCTTCTTAAGGCGGGTATAGATCCTTCGGTCGAGGAGCGCAATTATCCGGTAGATGGCTACAAATCAAGTTTTGGAACCTGTGATTTTGTAGATACCGGAAAGAAGGAAGGTTATTCTTATGATAAGTATCTTATACGTAATGGCCTTCCTCGTTTGGCTTCTAAGGCTGATGTTAAGAATGATCTTTATGATATAGTAAAGGTTCATGGTTCTTACCTTAAGCCAGAAGAAATGAATGTTGTTAAAGCCCTTGTTGATAATTTTATTGACATGTCTGATAATATATCAGTTCAGTTGGAGGGAATGGACGATAGGGGTTCAAGAGAGGTAGCGGTCAATTTCTATGACAAAAGGACTAAAAATTCTAAAAATCCTGCATTGTTGTTCTCGGATTTTGTTCCTTTGGATCCAGGTAATGATGAGTATGCGGATTACTGGAATAGCATTCACCAGAAGTGTCCTCAGTACTTCTTTGTAAAATACGTGAAGGAGGCTGTTCAAGAACGTCTTGATCAGATGAGGGATCCGTATATGAGAGGAATAAATATCACGCCCAACATGAATGACAAGTTTAGTAAGTTGAACGATTTTTTGCAGAAAATTTATGGCTGACAATAATATAGATAGATATAATCCTGCTGCTAAAACCACTTACGAAGATGTGGCAAGGCAAAGAAAATTAGCCGAAGAAGAGAATTATACTCCGGCTACACTACCAGAGACGACAACGCCTCTGGTTCCTAATTATATGCCTGGTGAAGGTGTGTATGCCCAACCTAAATTTCCGGATTACGCATCAAGGATAGCTGCTGCCGAATACGAAGAACCGTATATAGCCAAGGAGATAAGCAACAGCTACTCGGAGGCACTGGCTCGTAACAGCTACAGGGGGGCTACACCTGCCCCGCCGCCTCTTAATCCCTATGGACCAAAGGTAAGTATCCGTGAAAGTCATCAGATGGGTAATGATGGGGTATGGCGTACAAAATATCCCAACTATATTCCGGGTATAAACAATGAGGATTATTATGCCAGGAGACAGAGCGGATGGAGTAAGTTTTGGAATGGTGTAGGCAAATTCGCTTTAAAGTCTGCATTGTACGGTGCACAAGGAGTTGTGTCATTGCCTGACAAACTTATCAATATGGCATCTGAGGGAAGTTATAAAGCTGCGTTAAACACTAACATAGATAAGTTTGTAGGTGATCTTGACCAGCAAATAGACATGCTTCTTCCTCATTATTACAAGAAAGAGGTAGAAGATTATAATTTTGGTCAGAAGCTTTTTAAGGATACCGGTAATTTCTTATGGAATGATGTCCTTGGTAATGGTATGTCTTTTACCGTAGGAGCCATGATATCAGCGTACATGACCGGAGGACTTGGAGTTGGATCATTGGGCAATATAGGTGCTAAATTAGGTGGAAGAATCGGAGCTAAGTTAGCAGCAAGGCAGGCTGCCAATAGGGGCATAGGAAGCCTTAAAGGTGTGTTTAACGACTATGTAAGAAAAGGAGTTGCTACCGGAAGAAATGTAGGGGAGGCGGCTAAGACCATGACGTTGTTGGCTACCAGTGCCGGATTCGAGTCATCGGTTGAAGCAAATTCTTTTATGAAGCAATCTGAGTCTGATTTCAAGGATTATTATCGTAAGATTTATGGTCGTGATCCCAATGCAGAGGAAATGGCTGTTTTTCGTAATTCTAATGCTGATGTAGGTAGTGCTATATTTGCCGCCAATATGGGTATAGTAGGATTATCTAACTGGCTTCTTTTTGGTAAGTATATAGGGTTAGGAGGCAAGGCTATACCAGGGTTGGAAAAGAAGCTCAACAAGCATTTATTTGGATTAGGGACGGAAGTTGCGAAGCCGGGAGAGATGGCTATTAAAATAACCAATCCCAATATAGGACAAAAGATAGCAGGCAATGTTTTCAATATCATGAAAAGGCCAGTGTCCGAAGGCTTATGGGAAGAAGGATCTCAAGGTGCTGTTCAGAATACGGCTGAGGAATATGTTAAGTCAAGATATGATAATGTAGCCATGAACGGAGCCGTTGATGTTCTTGATGCTATTTCTGAAGGATTTAAAAAGCAATATACGTCTAAAGAAGGATGGACTGAAATAGGAATCGGTGCTATTATCGGTTCTTTGTTTGGTATGAGGGAAGGCTTCTTTGGGGTTAAAGAGTATAGCAATAGTCAGATCTTGCTGGAAAGGCAAGTGAATGAATACAACAAAGCATCTTCTAATCTTAACACGGCGGCTTTGAATACGTTGAAAAAATCAATGAGTTTAGGGCCTCAAGTTCGTTCCGATGCCCAGTCTATGACTGGCAAGGAGCTTGATGATGCTATGTTTGAAAAGATGTCTATTGACAACCAAATGGGAACCTTAGAGGATTCGGCTGAAAATTTCTGGCAGATGATTGATATGATGCCTATTTCGGAAATAGCCGAAGCTAATGGAATGTCTTTGGAAGAGGCAAAGAAATACAAGGATTCTATTATTGATAATTATAACAATCGTCTTTCGGATTTCAGATCTGCCCAGAGTTTTGCCGAAGATCTTATAGGTGATGACTCTAAGATTGAATTTAGAAAATACGTGGCTCGTAATGCCTTCCTTGGTCTTCAATCAGAATCAAGAATGAAAGACATAGCTTCTGTCATAGAAACGCTTTCAGGACAGCCTCGCGTGGCAGATGCGCTAAGTACGTTCTCCCGGCTGTCGGACAGAGCAAGGGAGCGGGCGATGGCTATCCGTGGCATACGGTCAAGGATAGAAGAACTTGAATCCGAAATAGAAGATCTTGCTACCCGCCCTCGTAACGTAGAAGGGAAAGATCCACAAGCTGAATCCATACAACGAAAAACCAAAGAATTGGAAAGCCTTAGAACCAATTATAATAATTCGTTGTCTGAGTTATCAACGTTAATAGGAAAAGAGTTTTCGATAGAAGAGCTGGTAAGTAAAACCGAATCTGTTTTATCTTCTCCTCTTTCTCCCATAAGTTCACAAGATGTGATAGAAGCCTATGATACGCTTGTGGCTTTTGATGATTATTTTAATGTAAAATCAAGACAGGAAAAGAAGTTTACAGCCAAAGACAAAGCCATGAGATCCTTGGTAAATGAATACCGAAGGAGTTTGATGGACTATAGGAATATGAATAACTTCTTGTCTAAGATGCTTGATAAAAGATTCTTAGCTGAGGAAAATAGGGGATTTTCAAAAGCGCTGTCTTCTCTATGGTCTACTCCTTATAAAGGGGATGACAAGGTTCCTGATTTTGCAGAGCCTAATAAAGTTGGTGAATATGACACTGATGAGGTAGTAGATCAAGCTGTGTCAGAAGGTAAGATTTCGGAAGACGAAGCTTGGACTATCAAGGCTTTTATGCATGCTCTTGATAAAGTAAGGGAAGATAGGATGAAGGAAGCAGAAGATGATATAAAAGAGTCACCGCTTACGGAGTCTGTATCGGATGAAGATTATGAGGCTGCTATGGATAATCCTATTATGGTTCCGGCCGTAAGGCAGTCTATAATTGATAAACTATATACAGGTAATGCCGATCTTCTTACTGCGAGAGAAAAAGATGTGTATGATAAATACAAACAAGATTTTGATGATTATGTATCGTCTTTGGGTGACAGTCCTGTTAATCTCATAAAATCATTATCTGAGAAGGCTGATAGGCTTACAAGTCCGAGATCTGTGTATGAGGATAATAAAGCTATTATTGATATGGCTAAATCCAATTTAGAACCAGATCAAAGGAAGGAACTTGATGATGCTATTTCTTCGTATGTTGATATAATGAACAGACGGGATAAAGGGGAGAAGGTTGACGAAGATAAGCTTGCCGATTCTGTATTTACCATAGAAGATCTTGGCCAGGTTGGAAACATCACAGATCTCCTTCCTTATATCGAACAAAACAGGATTATTGATAAAGGTCGTATTTCCGAATCTACGTTAAGTAATTTTGGGGAGGATGATACCAATATAGATTCTCTTGTAAATGAGTTAGATGAATCCGATAATACGCCTGGAGCTAACATAGATAGTGCCCAAAATCCAGAGACGTTGATGGTTAGAAGAATATCCAACGATGGCAACGAAAGGTATGAAATTGCGGGTCTTAGAGCCGATAAATTTATATCTTCTATAAAATCATTGGTTCCTATTCAAATAAGCTCTGAAACGAACGCTAATGGCACTAAAAGGTATTCTCTTAACATAGGTGGAGAAACGGCTACTATAATTGAACTGCCTTATCATGCGAGATGGTCTATAGACAAAGAATCGGCTCGTGTTCTTAACCGTTACACAGACGTGTCTATTCAGGACGTGGGTAATTCCTATTCTTTGGTTTATAAGCGTCTTGATTCAGATGAATTGGTTCCGTACAGAACGGGTGTCGGATTCGGAGAGAATGAGGTAGATAAAATAGATCAGGAAGCATTATCTTCTTTGAAAAAAGGAGATAAGGTTAATCTCGAAATAGATGTAAATGATACTTATAATCAGTCTCTTTTTGCCGAATACAATGATGCTGTTCAGTCCGGCGATAAAAAAAGAATAGAATCTGCTGAGAATAAACTGGTGTCCAATATGGTTATCAAGGTCATGAGTGGGAACAGATTCGTTTCTGTTGTAAAAGCTGATACAGGAGGCATAGATGGTATAAGTAAAATAAGAAGAACGGCTTTTAACAAGTGGAAGAAGGACGCCGGCCGGTCGGCTACCATCGGCGTCGGCACGCATGTTGTTGCCCAGACCCTTCCCGGAAGACCGGTGTTTAACATGAAGGTGAACGGTCAAGGATATGGCCAGATAGAAAATCTCCCTATTACCGAAAAAGGTGCTGAAAAAGTATCTGATGTTGGATATGTATTAAATGGCAAAGTCGTGCTTAAGAACGGATCTAAATACACAGGCTTCCCATTTGCTTATTCTATATTAAATGACAAGGGGAATAATTACAAAAATGTAAGAGTTCCGGTAGTCGTCATCAAAGGTAAAAACGGTCTTAATTATCTTTTCCCAGTTAGCCTACGTTCTGTAGAATCAGAGGAAGGGCAGAAATGGATGTCTTTTATAGATATGCTGCTTGAATCTGGTGATTCTGAATTGCTACAGATGGGTCAAGATGACATACAAGATCTTAATGCGTATCTAACCAAGTTAGGTCTTGATCCAGCTTCGTATCAAGTATCGTATTTGAATCCTATTTCAGGTCTTAGAAAAGCTCGTGAGGCTATAGAAAAATTATCTACGGTTCCTGATGTTGTTAAGTGGGTAGAAGATGAAAGCAGGAATGTGAAAGACATTGTGACGTCTGAAGTAGAATCTGGAATAGATTTCGAAGGTGAGATGTTTGTCGCTCCTAAGATCAGGATTCAGTTTGGCAAATCATCTTCCAGACCTAAATCGCTTATAGAGGATGATCTTCCTTTCTCTGATGAGGGTAAGACCGTTACTTCTAAGGTAGAAGATGTGGAAGTTTATGAAGAGGAAATGCCAGAGGAAGGGGCTGCCCGGGAGACTCAGCCGGTGCCATTAGCTCAGCCGGCTCCTGCGGCACAAGCTACGCAGTCTTTACCTGGCAAGAAGCGTACCTCCAGGAAAAACTTCTCTCTTATGTTAAACGAAATAGAATCTCATATAGAAAAAGAAGGATTGCCGTCTTATGCTAATATTTTTGATTTTATAGCAAGGAAGATTGTAGGAGGTGATTTGAGGTTTCTTCGTGAGAGAGGTAATCCTAAAAGCCTTAAGGAAGAAATGGGATTAGAACCTAAAGGAACAGTAGGTGATAAAATATCCACTCCTTCCAGTAAAGGCGGTAAGACCTTAGAAGAATACGTTTCTTGGCTTCGTTCTCAAACAGATCAGGTGGTGGTTGATTATGTTGGGCCAAGATCTGATGAACAAATTATATCAGAGTTGAAAAACTTTTTGAAATATATTAATTTTGTTCCAAGTAAGGCTTTAAATTATTCTCTTAGAGTCAATGGCATGGATACCCTAAAAGAATATGGCACAAAAGAGGAAGTAGAAAAAATGGAATCTGATATCAATAGTTTGGTTTCTAAAGTTTTGCCTACGGTGGATAATAAAACTGTAGAAGATGTTTCTACTGCAATAAAATCAAACAACTTGCCTGCCATATGGGAGCCAGTGGAAAGCCTTGATATGACAAACGAGGAAAAAATAGAGTTTTTGAATAACGTAGCAGATTTCCTTAGCGGCATTCCAGAGTATGATGCTGTTGTGGAATCTATAGAGTCAGAATCAGATAATATTTTAAATAATGAGAAAGAAGGAAGCACAGGAGGTGGTACAGCACAGGCTAATGAAGAAGGCGGTGCAGTACGCGCTGAGGAAGATGGCGATAAAAAGGGAGATGGAGAAGGCGAAGGACAATCCAGAACAAATGTCGAAGTTGAAGGAAATGTCGAATTACCTGGATCTGAAGAAGGAAGAGTAGATAACTATAGAAAGAACGGAGATAAGTTCTCTGATATTTCCGAAGTTACTTTATGGCTACTTAGAAGGGCTGCCGGCATAACTTCTATCCCGGAAGGAGAAGAGGTTTATGTAGAGGGAGATGAGGTTAATAGTATTATGACCGATATGGAATCAAGGTACGGGATAGACACCATCAACCACTCACATACGACTAAGGCTATAAGGGATCTTAACGGTGTGTCAGGTTATAAAGTAGAATACGGCTTAACCTTTTTGACATACGATCCTTTTATTAGAATATCCAATCCAAGGAAAGAATCTAAGGCTGAGAAAGACGAGCCTCGTATATCCGAAGAACCGCTTACTCACATATCAAGGGTGACAACTCCTTATTTCCTGTACGGCGGTGATGAAGCATATTCATCTGTTCCGGCTAAGGTAGAACCTATACCGGAGAAGATAATGGGTCGTAATGGTATTAAATTTGGTATGAGTGTAGTCGAGCTAACCAAATTAGGGTACAAAAAAGCTGGTGGAAACTGGATATATAAATTCTATATGAACTCAGGTGTGTATGATTTGTATAATATCAGTACCGGTGAAGCGTTTAGGGCAAAACCGGATCTTGGAGTTAAGATAAGTTCCAGCGCATTCATCCGTTCTTTATCTCAATCTGGTAGAAAAATACAAAATATGATGAGTAACATGAGCCAGGAAGAGATAGATAGGAATAAGAATCTTGTAGAAGGTTCTGATAATTCGGATTCGATAAATGAGTTAAACAAGGAGTGTTGAGTATGAGAAGGAGATTTTTTAATGCTGCGGATAATTTCGTGGGAGGATGTTATAATAAGTTATCCAATGAAGATATAAAAAGGCTTGGAGGGAAAAGACCTTATGTATGTCAGTTTAATAAAATTCATATACATATAGGGCCTGTATTAAAAGATCATGATTCCGATGTCAGTGACATAGTGTTTAATAGTGACTGGAATTATGGTGGTTATGAATCTACGGTTTATCATCATAGCAATAATGGTATTTTTATATTAGGTGGAAATAAAATTGGTAATATAGAAGACCATATGCAAGATCTAACATATTGGTACGAATATGATCCGAGTCTTAATGAAAATTATTGTTATTATTATTATGAAGCTGATAATAGTGGAAATGTTATTAAGTTGAATGGTGAGTTTAGTGATGTTAGCACTGTTTTTAACATTCCCAGTTTGAAAGTTACCACTCTTCGTGATGGCAGTTTGAGTTTTCCAGAGATTTATATAGAAGGAGTTTGGGATCCGTCATTGTATAAGTCGATTTTATAGTTAATTTTGAAAAAAAGTTAATTATTATGGGTGCCAAATGTCAGATAGAAAAATTCGATAAATGAGTTAAATAAGGAGTGTTAAGTATGAGAAGGAGATACGAAGATGTTTCAAGTCTTGTTCAGTATCAGTTGAAGACCAATCAGCAGGGGAATATAGAGGTTTATGTTGATGACAGGTTTGTTGGAAACGTAAGTGAAGGAGTCTGTAATTGGAAGGATATTGAATACAAGAGTAAGGTTACTATATCTTTGAAAGGAGTCGAGGATAAGGCTAAAACCTCAAGTAAAAGAGTCGGTCCTTATTGTCACATTTATAGCATATTTGGAGGAAATGAATCTTATCATGCAGGTCCGGATAGTAATATAAAAAAGAGTCCGGTTACCACCTTTATAATGTATTGTTATAAAAATGGGGATATTACAACTACCACTACTTATACTAAAAATTTATCTGGAACTCTTCAGATAGGTAAAACACAATTGACTATCAATTACAAACAAAGTAAAAGTCAGTCTTTTTCTGGTGGTGATAAAGATTATGTAACATCCGTATCTGATTTCCCTTTTGTTACTGGTCCAGGAGATAATAGTGTTGAGTTCGAAGGAGAGGGAAGATTAATAGTTGAAACAAAGGCTTCGCATTATGAAATAGAAGTTTCATAATTTCTATTTTTTATAATACCTTTGTCCAAAATATTTATCACTATGGGTGTCAAATGTCAGATAGAAAAAAAGGAAAATGAAATAAAACGGGTTAAGGCTCCTAACGGGGAGCCTTCCGTTCTTTACGAAAGTGCCTTAAAATTATTAGGAAATAGCGAACGAGCTCTTCAGGTATGGGCTAAGGCTTACACTCCTGGTTTTTTGTCGTATTACGGTCATTGGAATAACCCGGCTCCAGGGGAGATGTTTAATACCGATCCCAATGGCGAACCTCTTTTAGAAGACGTGCTGTCGTATATGAAGCGTCAGACTTATTTTGCTGATCCTTTAACGGCTCAGGACATTAAGGATGTAAGGGATTTCCTTTTGTCTACTCATTATTTTTTCAATGCGTCTTCATTGTCTAATGCTATTCTCTTCGATTTTTATGTAGATGGCAGTTTGATACTGAATGAGAAGAATTTAAGGAGATCCGGTTTGTATGATGAAACAGAGATAAGTCGTATTTTATCCGATCCTTCTGTTTTAAATGAGGTTTCGACTTCCATGAGAAAGTTAATAGATTATTCTATTAACGAACATGATAGGGAAAAGGATAATTATTTTATGTCTGTTGACTATCAGTATGGTCCTATTGTTTACAAGGAGGGAGTGTTTAACCAATTTGGTAAAAAAGTGCCATATAATCCTTCTGAGCTTTATTGGGCTATGGGCAAAACAGTAGCCGGCATAAAAAACTTTTCTGAATTTTCATCTGCTTTTGAATCATTGAGGGATTCATACCCTGAACTGGTTGAAAAATTTGTCTCTGATAAAGAATTTGCCGAATCTATGTTTGATGAGTTCTCATCTATGGAAAAGATTCCGGTAATAAACATAGAAGGGGATGATATGGTAGAAGGGAAGAGAAGGTCTTTGTCTAAGCTACAAGACTTGTCTTATTACAATTCAGGTAAAATAGAGTTCTTAAGAGCTCGTATATCAGCTTATTTACATAGGTCAAATGCCGACACCGAATCCGATTTAAGAAGCATGATATGGGATATAGAAGAGGCTTGTACGTGGTTTGGCATAGATATAATAGGGACATCGGAAACTTATGATGGCACAGAAGAATCTTTGAATAAGATAGATAATTTGATGCTGGATCTTGATATTTATGTGGCCAGACATAATGATGTAAATTATGCTCCAACGCTGGCATCTTCTATCGATGATGTTCTTGGTGATAGTACAGATTTTTATTATGGATCATTACCGGAGGATATGGATAATTTGAATATTGTTTATTCTGAATCCGATATAGATCCGGTAGAAGCATTTGAGAAACACTCATTGCTTAAGGTAGATGGCAACCTATATCAAAGGATCAACAAAGATGATCTTAACGAGATGTATCAAATATCAACAGTGTTAGCCAAGCACAACCTAACTTACTTTCCTGCTAAAATATATCCTGAATCTTGTTTTAAGAACGGCGTTTTGGATAAAGAGAAAGTACGGAACGTAGATGATAATACACTCATGGATTCTATTAAAAAATACGTCAGATCGTTCATGGATCCTCAGAACACAGAGGACATGATAATGACCAGGATGGCGTTCGGGCACTGGGTGGTACCTCCTGTTTCTTACGTGGATGTGGATCGGGAGTATAGTCGATATATGAACAAAAAACAAGATAGCGAAAACCCATTATCCTTATTCGATTTATACCAATCTTACCTTGACAACAAACTCCATAAAACAAAATTATATGATAATGCCTATAAGTATCTTGACTTCAAACCTGGTCCATCTTTGGGCCTTATTTCTGATGATCCTGATATTTTGAAATCAATAGAATTATCTTTATCTGGAAAAGACAGGTTGATGTTGTTTGATTATAGCATGACCAGCACCGACCCTTCTTTATCAGAATTGTTTTATTTGGAGAAGTATGACTCTTCGTATGCCGGGAATGATTTTGAACACTATTTTTACACCAGGCACCCGTATTTGTTAAAAGAAAAATCGGGCCCTAATATCGTAGAGCAAGATGGTGTTATAACAGCCGAAGGTATTTATGATAATTTTATAAGAGTAGGTAATAAGATATGGTCTAAAGTAAGCGAGAGTAGTTCCGGCTCTATCTACCAAAATCTGACAGGAACCGAATCAGAGGTAAAATACGATTCTACTCAGAAGGCTAAGACGGTAGAAACCGATTACGCTCCATACCAAAACAGATCTGGCTTGACGCAAGACATGACCGTAAGCAAGCCTGAATTGGATGATCTTAACAAATTAGAATGCAGGTAATTTTTGTGCATATATATAGTTTTTTCATAGTTATAATTTGGGAAGTGAGGCTTGTGAAAGTCTCACTTTTCTCATATATGTACGTATATCAATAACATACAAGAAAAGTTAGATTTTCATTGTTTATGAATTATTTTTATTAAGTTTGCAATATTAGTTTCAGGAAGGGATTATGGAAATAAGGAAAAAGTAAGAACCGAACGTAACTAATAACAGTAGGAAATGAGAATCAGTACCATCAAACGTAACAACAGCATTCATCTTATGTATAAAAACATTATGAATGATTTAGGTCAATTAAGAACTGTAGTTTCAAAATCCTATATTTATAATCTGATACAAAATCAAACCGGATTAAGTATCAGAACTATATCCCATGTACTTAACCATACCAAAGAACAGGATACAGATTCTTTGTGAAAACCATACATTTTCATACATTTGTGTGTTCTTTAGTTTTTAGATTTAAGTTTTTCATGGTATTAGTTTAGAGACCAGGGCTCGCAGTGATGCGGGCCCTGGTTTGATTTAAAAAGTATTAAAATATTTGCTATTTAAAATCCTGTTCCTATCTTTGCTCCAGAAACAATGAACAACGAGATCCCACCTCTGGTTGTTTGATGTTGAAAGATATTTTTGGCTCATTAGGGTTTGTCATAGTGGGATCTGACATTCTCTTTTGGGCCTATTTTTTTTATCATGGATAAAGTTTCTGTTTTTGAAAGTTCGGATTTTGGAGAGCTTAGAATTATTGTAGATCCAAAAGGAGATGTTTGGTTTGTGGCGTCAGATGTGGCTAAATCTCTTGGATATATAAATGCTAAAGATGCGGTAAAAAGACATGTAGATGATGATGATTCTATGCTTTTGCAAGTATCTGATAATCAATGGGGCGTAAAACGATCTATATTGAAAACCAGATATATAGATAGTATAAGAATAATTAATGAATCTGGTTTATATTCTCTTATATTATCTTCAAAATTAGAGTCTGCTAAGAGATTTAAGAAATGGGTAACATCTGAGGTTCTTCCTTCTATTCGTAAAACAGGAGAATATAAAACAAGTTCCGGTGGAAAGGGAATTTTGGTCCCTGACTTTTCTAATCCGGCAGATGCAGCAAGAGCCTGGGCTGATCAATATGAAGCTGCTCAAAAAGCTATAGCCGAAAAGTCGCAGGCAGAGGCAGAGAAGCAACAAGCTTTGAAAACAATAGAAGAACACAAGCCCGATGTAGAATTTGCCGAGTCTTTTAGGAAAGTAGACCATAATAATATGTGGCTGATTCGTGATATTGCAAAGAAGTTAGAGCAAAATGGTGTTATTATTGCTGAAAAGAATCTTCGCTCATTCCTTGAAGAAGCTAAATTCATGTTTAGGAACGGTCTTGGCAAATGGGAGCTATATAGCAATGTTGTAGTTAAAGGGTATGGAGTGTATAGGTCTTATTTCATAGATAAGTATTCTGGTGATAGAATCAATCAACAAACCATATACATGACAGGCTCCGGATATGAAGTGACCTTAAATGGTATAAAAGGAAAACTCAAAAATGTGTTTCTAAAATATGGCAAGTTTGCTTAAGTTTATTTACAGGTGGTGTTTTGAAAGAATAAAAAACACTACCTTTTTTTGTTTCTGTTTTTGCTGAAAATATTTCTCTTCTATAAGAAATAAACACACCTATATTCCACCTTACAATCATGAACTTTGTTACGTGCTTCATGCACGTATGTTTAACAATTAAATACTATAAAATTATGGGTGGTGATAAAATCGTCCTTTTAGATGGAGCCGGGGCTAACGGTGGTGGTGCAGCCACTAACGGTCTTCTTTCAATGATTCCCGGCATGTTTGCTAATTTAATAGGTGGTAATAAAATGGATCCGAATCTGGTGGCGGCTTTGATGAATGGTCGTAACAACCAGGACGGTTTCGGTGGGGCTAACGGTTGGTGGCTCTGGATAATTGTTTTGTTCTGGCTGTGGGGTGGACGCGGCTTCGGTAACGGTTTTGGAAATGGTGGTGATTGTTGCGCCAATGGTTTGCCGGCTCAGTTGAATAACGATTACGGTCGTGAACTTTTGATGCAGGCAATTCAAGGTAATCGTAGTGCCATAGATCAGATCGCTTCTGCTTTGAACTGTTCTACTACTCAACTTCAGAACGCTATCTGCAACGTACAGGGTGCTATTGATAAAGTAGCTGGTCAGGTAGGTATGACTTCTCAGGCTGTTATCAACGCAGTTCAACAACAAGGTTGTGAAATCGGAAATCAAATCAGCTCTTGCTGCTGCAATCTGAGTTCGTTGATCAATCAAAGCACTTGCCAGACTCAGGGGATGATTACTCAGCAAGGTTTTGATAACCAGCTTCGCACGTTGGAACAAACCAATATCTTGCAGAACGGTCTCAACCAAGGTCTGGCTAACAATCGTGAGCAAGCTACAAGCCAATTCAATATCTTGTCTGCGAAACTTGACGCTCAAACCGTTATGATCAACGACAAATTCTGTCAGTTGGAAATGAGGGAGATGCAGAACACTATTGCTCAACTTCGTGAAGAAAAAGCGGCTTTGACAGCTTCGGCATTATCTCAGCAACAAACCCAGAATATCGTTGGTCAATTACGCCCGACGGCCGTCCCAGCCTACCCCTCTTGTTCTCCTTACCAGGCTTATTCTTGGGGACAGGTATTCGGAGGAGGTTACTGCAATAACGGATGTGGATGTAACAACGGATGTTGCAATAACAACGCTGCTGTCTGATTTTATTAAGAGAGGAGGCTAATATGGCTTGTGTTTCTAAAATAGGATCGTTGTATGAGATGGTTACGAAGAATGTTATTGTCAGTACGACAAATACAATCTTCGGTATTAACCCACGGGCTTGGATCGCCCTTCCGTGTGAGGGTCTTATCCTTCTTAAGATAAGGCAAGTAGTCCCCACAGCCGGAAGTGCTCTACCGGTACAGATTGCGGTCCCGGCAAACAGCACAGTTTCAACAGTAGGAGCCGACACCTGTTGCTCGGTTACGGGAGTGAATGTCGTGAACCCTATTAACGTAGCTGTAACGGGTGCTGCTATGGTAAATGGCACAGAACGCCTTCTGTACTTCAATAAAGTTCGTGGCGTGTTAAGATTAATGGATTGCTGTGTTCCAGTAGCGGCAGCCCAGGCGTCTGAAGTTAAAGCAGGTAAATGATTTCAGTAGGGTGATGGAGATCATCACCCTATTTTCACCTAAATAATATTTTGATCATGTTTTCAGATTTGAAGAAGGGGTTTCAGGTACATACCCTTGATACTAATACAGTACCTAAATACGAATTGGGAAAGGTAGTAGCCGTATCCGAACCCAGGTATCTTCCTCCTCAGCCGGGTCAGTATCAGGCGATGCAGACCCGCGTGGTGGATCTGACGGTAGAGCTCACTGGCGAAACCAAGACCTATACGGTCCCGGAATCCCAGAATGTGGCTAAGGCTATGGGTATAACATTATCTACCAGCATAGATCCGATTATGAACGAGCTGAATGCCATAAAAAGCACCAGTCAGGAAATAATAGACAGCGTAGATGCCCATCGTGCCAAGATAGAGGCTTGTGAATCTATATTAGAAGATATCAATCCGGCATTCAAGCAAACGAGAGAGCAGGATCGTAAAATAGCTGGTATAGAAAATAAGGTGAATGACCTTACTGATTCATTCGAAGATTTAAAGAAGTTAATTGTAGAACGTTTGAAATAAGTATAATATGATAGTATATGATTTAAATTCAGGACACAGAGAATATCCTGGATATGACGAGATAGAAGACAGACGAGGTGGAGGCAGAGGCAGAAGCCGGCGTTCTGATGGGACGTACATGGAGTACGGACATGGGTTCCTTCCTCCTTACGATCATTATGGTATGCATGAGAAGATGAAGGAAATGGAAGAACGCGAAAACGAGCTGGAAGAAAGGGAAAGAAGGCTCGAAGAGCGCGAACGTCGTCATGAAATGGAGGACCGGGAATACCGGAGGATGGGTTACGAATCCTACCCGACCGATTACTATGGAGACGACAGATACTACGGTGACGGACCTCAGATGCGTAGAGGTCGCGGACGTGGCAGAGGTCGTTCTTATTGAGGAGCAGACGCAGAGGATCCAGCTTATCAGAAATATGTAGATACTTACGGCTACCATTTTTCTAATGCTCTTGCTGATGAGGCGGTAAAGAAGATGGTTAACGTCGATGGATCCAAGAGGATCTGGAAGCAGCCGGAAATAAAAGATATTTTTGAAAAGTGCGGAGCGAAGAAGCCGGATAAAGCGACATGGGGCGATGTCCAATATGTCTTTGCAATGTACTATTCGGATGGTTTTCCGAAGGTCTTCAAATGTGAGAACGAGTTGGTGAAAGCTACGTTAATGTATTTGGATGATCCGGATGCTCCCGAAGGAGTAGCCTTTATAAGATGGCTTGCCGTGCAAGATTACCTCGGCGAAAAAATAAACTGGAAGGATCTGACCTGAGATCCAGATCCAGGTCCTTCCGGTGGTGCGGGAGCCATAGTAAAAAATATGATTCCCGCATTCCCGTTTTTCCCGTTTGGAAAAACGGGAATAAAAATATTATACCGGTCGGCGGGCAATAGAATACCCGTGGCCGGTTTGTTTCACATAACTTTTTTTTTGACATGAATATAGCACACGAATCTAAATCGAATAAAACCCCATTGTATTTAATAGGAGAGTTGATTGGCGTACCGAATACGGTTATGGACTCAGCATTGCATGAACTGAAAGATAGAATAGACAAAGACCCTAAATATAAAGATGTTAAAAATTGGCTCGAATCTTTACCCAAGATCTGAACCTATTTTTTCCAATACCAGGCCCGATGCGATTTTAACGTATCGGGTTTTTATTTTAATTCATATTGTTTTATTTTAAATCTAATTAATTTATGAATGTCGTACTTTTGTTGAAAAAGTATTTTTTATGGAAAATAAGGAAGATTACGTTGGTTACGAAGATCAAGAACTGTGTAACCGGTATTACAAAGAGGCCGAAGCCATGAGGCAAAAGCAGGACTGGTCTCGGCTTAGGGCTGTCCCTGCTCCGGCCAAGGGAACGCCATCGCCCGGATGGGGTCAGCTTGGACGTGGAAATGATGTCCGTGTTAAGTACGTTAGCATCAATTCAGGATTAGGAGGGGACAGATTATGACTGTAGAAGAATTGGCTAATAAAAGATACGGTGGCGAATTTGTTTTCATGTTTGGTCATCTTGAAGGTAGAACAAGATTCGTTTTTGAATGCTTTGATCCCAGGCCTGATCACGAAGGTAAAAATACCTATATGGTTTCCTATTTTGATAAGCGCATCCGTAGAAGAGATGTGGTGGATGTACCGTGTTATATGAATATTTTGCTAAAATAATGGAAACATTAATCTTAAATGTAAAAGTATAATAACAACTAATTTAAAATAAATCATGGGGTTAGACGATTTTAAAGATGTAATTAGAGTGATGACAAAAGAAGAGTTCGAATCAGCAATCAACGAAGATATTAAATTCGTTGAAGGAATTAAGCATTTTTTTAAACATGATGATGCTACGAGGGTAATGGAACACGTAAAGTCTGTGTTAGAAACATCAGTGGACTACTACTACCCGAATCATCCTGAACCTGAAGCAGAACCTGGAGACATGGGAGAAGTTTCTGATGGATACCATACTTTCAATGAATTGTATCGGTATCGCATGTTGTATAACGCCGCCTTCTTTAATCTATTAGCCAGAAACGGACAGGTTGAAGTTTGCAAATCAAGAAAGCACAGCGATGGAGAAAAATGCTTCGGTTCTGATGACTGGTTTATTGTGATGGCGATCCTACCTACCGGTCAGGTATCTAATCACTATGAAAGCAAATACTGGGATTTGTTTGATGTTCCTGAAAGAGAAACCGCTTTCGAATACGATGGCCATACACCAAATGAAGCTGCCGACAGACTTGAAAAATATCTCAAACTGCCTCGTCATGGCATGACATTCGAAAAGGCTTTAGAACAGCTTAAATTAGGTCGTAAGATAAAAAGAATCGATTGGGGTAAAAAGTATATCTGTATATTTATTGTAGAATCTGACGTAAATATATTGATGGTAGATACAGGTCAAAAAGTAGCATCAAATTGGAATCCAACCGAACATGATATTATGTCTAATGACTGGGAGATTGCGGGATGAGTTTGTTTGTATGTTCAAAGTGTGGCTGTATAGATAATACAGCCACATCATGTTACTGGGCTCTTATAAGACCTTGTAAGAATCGTATTTACGATAAGTCGCTAAAGGGATATGAAGGCAAGCCTCTTTGTTCTGAATGTGCCGCTATTGAATATAGTAAGGGAGACGAAGTGGTGGTAGTTCCTGGAACGTGGCATGGTAAGTTCAAGAAAGAATGGCCTACTGAAGAAGAGAAGAAGCATATTGGTAAAAACGGTATTTTAAATATGTAAATTATGTGTGATAAGGAAATTGTTGTATGTGCAGCTATATGGGTTCAAGATCACAAGAACAAGCCTCACGGTCCAGTAAATATACCATTCGGAACCGTATTTTGTGGATTGAGACACTGTTCCATAATATCGCAACTTGCGGCATACGGAATAGCTCATAAAAACCGCAGTGTTCAAGGATTTTTGACGAGCAAGAACCGGTTTTTAACAAGAGAGGAAGCGTCTGAACTTGTTAGAAACAATAATCAAGAGATGGTGGTAGATAGGAATGCCATTAGAGAACAGTTGTATTCAGAAGATTTATATTAGTGTATTAAAATGTTTAAATGAAACTTGTTGAAAGACATATAGTTAAAGACAACTGGTTTGAGGATATATGCCTCAAATCTGGTTTGTTGTACAATTATGTTCTTTACAACATTCGTCAAGGAGTCTTTTCTGGTAACTACTTAAAGGAGTTTGATTTATCAAACAAACTTTGCAAAGAAAACCAATTTGATTTCAGGAATTTACCTAATCATGTTTCACAGCAGGTGATTAAACAGGTATTTAAAAACATAAAATCCTGGATGAGATTAAAGAAAGATTTTGAAAAGAATCCTTCGAAATACGGTAATCATCGTCCTCATCTTCCTTCGTATAAGAAGGGCAAGAAACAAAACATGGTTGTTTTTACTAACTGTGATTGTAGGATAAAGGATGATGGTTATATCCATTTTGTCAAAAACACAATTAAACCGATCAAAACAAATGTAAAGAAAGATGAATTAAAACAAGTTAGAATCATACCTCAAGCCACCTGTTATGTAGTAGAGGTAGTTTATGAAAGAAAGGAAATTGATCTTGGTTTAGATAAAGACAATTTTCTTTCGATTGATTTAGGATTGAATAATTTATGTTCATGTATTAGCAATGTAGGATTAATTCCTTTCATTGTAAACGGACGGATTATGAAATCATTTAATCAATGGTACAATAAGAAGAAAGCTAAGTTGATGTCTTTTGTTGGTGATAGAGGATCTTCAAATAGGATAAGAAGAATCACTTTGTTTAGAAATTGTTGGATAGAAGACAAGTTGCATAAGATAAGCAGATATATTGTCAACTTCTGTAGATCAAACAACATAGGAACAATCATCATCGGATTAAATAAGGAATGGAAACAGGAAATCAATATTGGTAGGCGAAATAACCAACATTTTGTTTCTATTCCTCATTCAAAGTTAATAGATAAGATTGTTTACAAAGCAAAGTTATTAGGAATCAATGTTGTTATTCATGAAGAATCCTATACATCAAAGATAGATCATCTTGCTTTTGAACCTCTAAAGAAACAGGAATCCTACTTAGGAAAAAGAAAGAAACGTGGATTGTTTCAAAGTTCAATTGGAAAACTGATCAATGCAGATATTAATGGATCAATTGGAATAGCAAGAAAAGTAATTGGTGATTCTTTTATTGGAAAGATAATCGATAGTGGATTTGTGTTTAATCCAATTAGAGTAAATACTTTGTGATACAAGGTTGAATCTAATAAATAAAATGAGTAATTTTAATAACATTTGTATTAACTAAAAAAAATAAAACAACATGGGATTTATAATCAGAAAGTCAATATTTTATGATATGATGGACGGCAATCAATTAAAGTATGAATTTGACAACAGGGATTTAGATCATATCACATTTAAAGGTGATGGTAAAGAATCTTTTTCATTTAACAGAGCACTTGTTGAAAATTTAATTGAGACATTTGAAACCATGCATGATATATATTCCGATAATTACAAGCTTAAGGTTTATACTGGTAATTGCATAATTCAATTGAGCGAAGATTCAAAGGACTTAAGTAAATCCTTTTTTGACGTATATGATAAAGATGAAATGAAAATGATATACGCAATAAATATCAGTATCTTGAAAGAAATGTTTGTCATATGATCACCAAGCAAGATATACAAGCAGCAACATCGTATATTTTCCGAAGCAGTTTTGTCTCGGAGGACCAGGCAAGGAAAGCAATGGTAAGAGCCGGCAATAACGCTACCAAGAACCTCGTCAAGACCTTTAGAGGCAAGTTGTTCAAGAAAGCTTTTGAAAGAGCCCGTAGAGGAAAGGATATCAGTTTTTTTGAAAGACAGGAAAAAGAAAGTGGTTTCAACTTTCTTTACAATCCTAATAATGGTCGTATGCAAAGCGGTCATATTATAATAGATGGAATTGATCTGTTTAAACAAATAATTCATGAAAGGTAAAAAAGTTGATATTCGTTTAGGTAGAGGTCTGGCAAATCAGATTAAGATAAACAAAACCATTCCAGTGTCTCATAAACCAAAAGAAGAACGTCGAATGATGTTTGTTTGTGGTGATGATATTGCTTCTCTTATAAAGCTGTTTGAAAACGAATCAAAGTAATATAAAGTCGGGCATGTGTCTTGTCCGACTTTTTTTATATATTTGTGGCATGGCAAGAGGTTATTATTGGATACCACAAACAGATGAAACGTTAAATGGCAGAAGCTATTACGTGGCTAAGATAGTAGGAGATATCACGTTTGATACTAAACGAAAAAGAATCGTATTTCAAGCTGATAGGTATTTCCCTGTAGGATCTGTTTTCCATTTTACGCACAATTGCTTTAACTATATCATAACTTGCCGACTTCGTAAGCCGGGGCTTTGGTTTGAAGCCAGGAGAGAGGATTCGGGCTCTATTTGCCCTGAAGATATTGAGCGCTTTGAATCGGGAAGGTTTATTCACCGAGATGGGTACATGCATTACATATAAGCTGAACTTGACGATTTTTCGTCAGATTATAATTTTTTTTCATATCATTTTAAGCCATCAGACTGAGAAGTTAGGTGGCTTTATTTTTTATGATATGCTTGATTTTTAACTACCTTTGTCTCATAACAAAAATGTTTTACTATGACATCAACGTGTATTATTAAAAGAGATAATAAAAAGAAAGTTGTTTCTGTCTCTACCAGATCAGGGGACAGGTCTATGTTGTTTGATAAAATAGCATCTATTCCTCTTATGGAGAACAGAGAACGGGCTACTACTGTTTTTAAAACCGTATTTTCTAATAAGTTCTTAAAGGCTTTTGGCGACTGGAGAAAGAGAGTGCCTATCAACAAACCGGCTTATAATAAGGTAAAATCCAACATCGATCTTATTCCGGAAGCCTATAGAGAAAGGGTACTGGATAAGGCTTCTAAGATGAGTAATCCTGTTCTTGTGTCAAAATCAGATGCACCTTATGAAATCCAAGAATCGGGCTTTGGATTTTACAGCCAAGATCTGGGTGATAATATTATATTGGTGGATGCTATGGTTCCGTCAAGTATTTCCGTACCGGAAGAACCAGGAATAGACGCCGGGCAGTATCTACAAGATACCATATCTTCAGACTTCACTCCCGTATCTATGGTACAGGATAAGGGTGTTAATTATATGGTTATAAAAGACGGTCTTAAGATATTTAGCCCAGAGGAGTTACCAGAAACAGATTCTAATCCTGTGGGTGTAACGTATCAGACCGGAGAGCCTCGTTTGTTTTTCATGAACGATCGTAGTCAATTATTTGAAGATTACGGAGAAGCTCTTCGCTCTGGCGGGAATGATATTAGAATAGGATTCTTATCAGGCACCGTTCAAGAATCTGCCGTGGATGGCGTGGCAGACATTACTTACAAGGCTGGAAAGTATGTTCTTAATAATCCAAAATCTTTTATACCGGTCATGACCGCTTCTGCTTCCACTTCTTTATCAACAAAAGGTGGTATAATTAACTACCTTATAAAGAAAGGTCTTTTGTCCGGATCTAAGATATTCGATCCTGAAACAAGAAGCTATTATCTTACAGGAGAAGGTCATACAGGACAAATTAGACTTTTCAATTCAGCCTTATCCTACACTGAGCTCCGTAATCATTTTGGTTCCGATGTTTCCATGAACGACCAAGGTATGATAACCATAAGCTCGTTGGATAACAGTAAGGTAACGATGAGACTCGCCACCGGAGGAACGGAAAGGATTAGTAGGGAACAGATAAAGAACGATCTCAAGTCAGGAAGATACAATGAATTGGACGCCAAGTACGATCATTTTGATGCGCTTGTAGTTTCATTCATATTAGAAGACAACGATCTTTATGCTGACACTAAAGCTAAGATCGTATCAGATTATAGCAGGCAGGAACGTGATCAACGAAATTCTATTGTCGAGATACTGAAAACTCTTGGCGTTAGTGTCATAGGTATGACCGACTATATAGAGAAGTACCAAACCAAATACGGGCATGAACCTTCTGCTAAGGCATTGGCGGATATTGCCAATAACGTAATAGCAGTTGGTGAAGATGCTACTTTATCTGATTTAGTAGAAGAAACAGCCCACTTCCTTGTAGAGGCATACAGAGATCAGAATGCTGTTGAGGCTGTTCTGCAAGATGTAGAAGGTACGGAAGAGTGGAACCAGTATGCAGGTCAGTATTATAATACATACGGTAAGGTATATGAAGGAGCTGAGCTTGATAATGCTGTTAGGAGAGAAATTCTTGGAAAGATCCTCGCCAGGGAGATGCAGACCGGCACAGCACAGGCGCCGGTAGAGCCCACCTCCTTCCTGGGGCGCGTCCGGCAGCTTCTCTCTGGAATAGTAAACTGGCTTAAATCAGCTTTATCAACCCAAAGACAAGATTTGAATAACGTTATTAAAAACATTCGTGATCTTGCCATTACTGACATAGATAAAGGATTTGACACTTCTCTGTTAAAGGATAATGACTTTACATTATACTCCCTTTCTTCTATGAACAAGAACAAGTTTCTTGAGTCTAAGATCAGATCGCTAAGAAAAACATTAAGAGACTTACGTCAGATAAGCTCTGATAGGGCTGTAACTACGTCTATGACCCTTGCTCAGCTTAAGACCATAGAAGATAAGATAAATAAAGTAGAGACCGAGATAGACAAGAATGAGATGGCGGCTGCCATGAACAGCATGATCTCCACAGCCGAAGCTCAGGTCAGATACTTAAGCAATGTGGTGAACACCATCCTTCATGGTGATACCAAAGACGGTAAGCTTCACTTCAATACCAATGATCGAAAGAACGTAGATATTATCAACAATCAGGTTCTTCCGATCATGAACGATCTTCGAGGATATATCCGTAACAGAAGTACCGAATTTGATGAACGTGAAAAGCAGGATTATACAAATAGGATCAATACCGTCATTGCCGACATCAATGGTATTCAGTCTGATATTAAATCAGTACAAGACCTTGATGAAAGTACGTTGCTTGATAAGTTAATGAACGAACTTCATGTGCCGGCAGATAAGGTAAAGAGAGTAAAAGAATTTTTTGACAAGGTTCAACACGATGTTTCTTGGATAAGTAGGTGGTTCGGTATATTAGAGCATTCTTCCAGTCCGTTCAATAACGCTCTTGGAGCTATGATTGCCAAAGACAATTACAATGCGATGGTGAATGCCCAGCCCGCCATATCCGACTTCCTGACATATGCGAAAAAGCATGGTTTTAACAAATCTGAATTTGAAAAACTGCTTCAGAAAGTAGACGGCAAAACTTCTAATTACCTTCGTAGTGCTCTTGATATGGCTAAATACGATCGTAATAAGAAGCTGGCGCAGATGCGAGCGTTTGCGACTGCCATGAACATAGAGATATCAGAAGAAGAAATTGGTGATGTGGTTGACAATAACCGTAATTACGTATTTAAAAGAGAAGCAGTTGACAAGGATGGAAATACGGTTACTGAAAACGCTAAATTCAAACCATCGTCTGATAGAGTTAATACCGATATTTTTACCATCGAGCAGGAAAAGATTTATACAGAACAGATGGAAAAGTGGGATGCTGAAAATTCGGAACTGGAATTTAGCGAAAGTCATGCCACAAGAATGGAATCCATATACAAAAAGGCTGAAGAAGAATTAGGGCATCCGGTTTCTCAAACAACCAAAGAATACCTTAATGCTCTATCCAGGCAAAAACGGATATTGAGGCAGCCTTTTATTGATAGCGGTGGTAATTTTGATGAGGTTGCCTATTTTAAAAGCAGCAATTACGAAGAAGAAGGACTGCTTCGTAAACAACGTAAGGAAGCAGCTTCAGAATACATATATGTAGGAACCAGGAGAGTGGAAAAAACCGGCGACCAACTTAAGATGGCCAAAGAAATACAAGCTATAAATGAAGTTTGGAGAAAGGAATCAAATAATGTTACTAATGCCGTATCAGAATCGTTTTTGCAAAAATTGAGAGCGATTCAGAGCGAATCAGGAGGGGAAGCTGCATTGAGAACGCTTATGTTGGGAGGTCACCTGTCGTTCAATGATCGGTTTTGGAATGAAGTAGAATCGGAACAGTCGGCGCGTACCGAATCAAATAACAAGGCTTCGTATCTTAAAATGGCGCATGATATCATTAGTTCTACGACAAGTGATAGAGATGCGACTGACGTGGATTCGATTGTGAAAGATATAGAAAAAAATAAGGCCATTATCAAGGAAATAATCGGAAACAACCGAGATGTGGCTGATATCGGAGAAATTAACGAAGCGACATTTACCTCATCTGAAAGAGATGCTTTTAGGGCCGCATCTGAAGCTATTGAAGCTGATTACGCTATCTTAATAGATTATGCTAAGATGGTGGGTCTTGAAGATATTGATAAGTACCTTACTAAAAGCAGTAAGGCCGAAAACGAAGTAAATCAGTCTTATTTAAATGCTCTTGCTGACTCCAAGGAAGTGGAATGGAAGTTCGTACAACGTCATACTACAGCGAAGAAAGCAAAAAGGATTCAGGCTTTAAGGGATAAGCTGTTTAAGGCTGCTGATAACCGATATCTGTTTACCGTATCTGAAACCAACTACCTGTCAGAAAAGCTTGGTATAAGCAAAGAATTAGACGGTAGAGATTTCAGGAATGCTGTTAATGCTAAGATGGCCAGCTTGTTTTTAAATAATACAAGAGAAGAGGGCATAGAAGAGACCAATGCTATTGTTAATGAATTTGCCAGGGGCCAGGTCTTTTCCTACTATAAACGCATGGCGCCTACCGGATATGCGGCTATGATCGACAAAATAGGTCGAGGTGAGATAGATGTGGCGCAGATGGTTAAGGACGTGCAAAACGGTACATCCACCCAAGATTATGGCATGAACATATCGTACCTGTCTTTCGATCCTGCAAGGGCATGGGTGGCTGAATCTGAAGCCGAAAATAACGGCCGTAATCCTGATTATGTAAAAGATCATGGGTATGGTCATCGAATGCCTAAGAAAAGCCTGTATCGTGATGAATCTTATTTCAATGACTTTGGTATCAAGTATGATGCTGACGGTAATGAAGTTGCTACTAAAAACGTAGAGCAGTGGAATATGATTCAAAAACTCAAGGAAATAAAAAGACAATCCCTTGATCTATACAAAGAGCAGAGCCCGAACCTGTATGCTATTCCACAGATATCAAAACAAGATATAGAACGTATAGAAGGATTGGGTATTAACTTCAAAAATACGGTTCGTAATTTTGTATCAGATCTGTGCCTGGACAGAGTAGACGATTCTTTATACGGTAAAACCAGGCAAGGAGAAGTGTATGATCCGGAAGACAGACTTAGGTCTATACCTAAATACTACATATATGAATTGGAGAACCAAGATGATGTATCTCACGATTTTGGCTACTCTTATTCGATGCTTATGATGCAGTCATCGTTATACAACGAAAAGCAGAAGTCTATAGAGCTCGCTCAAGGACTGGAGCAGATGTTACTGAATAAACAATTTGAAGGTGGTAAAAAGGCTGAAGCAACCCAAGCATATCAGATGTTCAGGGACTTCTTCAACGATCATTATTATGGCATTAGGATGAACACCAAAAAACTTACGGTGAACATCGGAGGATATACGGTAGACCTTACAAGAATTATGATGGCTGTTGAAAGATTTATGTCGGTCATGAACTTGGCACTGTCCCCGTTTGTGGCAGCTACCGGCGCCTTAACAGGTCATATCAACCTCATCATGGAATCTGCCGTAGGACAGTATATAAGTAAAGATTCCCTTAAATACGCATCGGCTGAATTTTCACGCCTTGCTCCATCTTGTATAGCAGAAACCGGAGACATAGATAGGAAAAGCAAATTATATGTCATAGGTGAGAGAATGGGGATATTCAATATCCGAAATCGTATGTATGGTGCCGGATACAATAGAGTGGCCAGGACCTTAATGCGTTCACCTATGTATGCTTTTATGGAAATCCTGAACTACCCTCTTGATCCGCAGGTTATGATTGCTACTATGGACAATGTTCGTCATTACAAAGGTCGGTTCTACACGTTCCAAGATTTCAAGATGGAAAAAGAACGCAATAAGGAACAGAGTACCATAAAAAGAGAATGGAATGCATTAAAAGATCGTACTTTATGGAGTATGGTAGACGTCGTGGATGGGAAGGTGGTTGTAAAGCCAGGATCGGGTGTTACTGTTGAGGAAGTTGAAACCCAGATGGCTATAACCAGGAATCAAGTCCGTAGCTTGTCGCAGATATGTAACGGATCTTTGAATGAAGAAAACCGAACTGCCGCATCGCGCAACTGGATAGCCAGGTTCATGACCGCCCACCGAGGATGGTTGGTGCTGGCGGCTCAACGTCTGTGGAAAAGACGTGGCTTCAATTTCCAAACAATGCAAGAAGAGGAAGGGTTGTCAATTACGTTAAAGAATATGATAGCCAAAACATTTAGCCTGGCTTCCGAGTCTGGTATGAAAAACATCATAGATGCCTGGAACGAAAATAAAGACAATATGAATGAGGTAGAAAAAACTAATCTCAAACGCCTCAGTGTCTATGCCGGCACGTTCCTTATCATGCAAGCCGTATCCATGCTTCTTGCCGGATGGCGTGATGATGATGAAAACGAAAAAAGTTGGCTTACTCAATTTGGATCTTACGTTGGATTCAGAACCATAAACGAAATAGCTTCACAGATGCCGTTTATTATGGAGCTTAACGTTGTAGATATCATTAACGACCCGTTTGTTATGGGAAGGAAGCTGAAGGATCTTACCGATCTTAGGAATTATTCACTTGATAAAGTAACATCCGGTACATACAAAGGAGAGTCTAAGCTATTTAGGCAACTCGCCAAACAGACGTTTATCAAACAATGGTATAATATCAAGACGCCGGAAGACGTAGCGCGCGCCTATAATTGGTGGCAGCAGACAAACAACAAGTCAATGATGTTCTTCATCGGCGCTACTCCTGATTCGGAAGGAGACGATGACGTTAGTTACAAATAGACGAAGAATATCGGACTTGCATTGTTTTTGTATGATTCCAATATGTTATATTAGCATCGTCAAAGAGTAGATTGTACGTTTTTTTGTTCTTACTTGAAAGATTATGTAGGTTTAATTTTTTCTGAAATTGTTTTCTTACCGGTTCTCAGTCAGAGATGATAGGGAACCGGTTTCTTTTATGTTGTCAATTATTGCTATCTTGCAAACAAAAATCATGAGACGAAGATTTCAAATAGGGATGGGGGTAAATCCCTCGCTTATAATCAATAAAGGCATATACATCCAACATGTAGATGGAGGATTATATACAAAAGAAAATTGGTCTAATAAAGGATATTCCAATGATCTATGCAATGGAATAGCTCTTGTAGATAAAGTGTGTTTTGTTATAGCCACCGAATATATTGGCACATTTCGTTGGGGTAAGGATGGAGAAATAGACAATATATTTGCACAAGATAGTTCTCATATTGGAACTATTAAAAAGGATTATTGGGGGCGTGAAAATCAGAATGCGTATCTTGAATATGATACCAGTAATACAGATTACGCTTTTAATAAAGCTAATAGCTATTTATTTAAAAATGGTCAAAATGGATATGTAGGTGGCGCCGGAGAGTTTTTTTTGATATCATTGTATGCTAATGAAATAAACGAATGCCTTTTAATGGTAGGAGGTACGATAATGAGTAATAGAATGTGGACATCCACTCGAAATACAAAATTTACCTATTCGTGGTATTATGATATAAACATCCAAGGAGATCATTTGGATACAGGTTCAAGGGGTAGTTCACATTATGTCCGCCCTTTTACTGAATTAATTTTATGAAATTATGAGAAGAAGATTTGAAAATATTAAGACAGTTGCCGGCGTCAAGATCCCTGTTTTTGCTTGTTCGATTTCGGCCCCTACAACCACATGGCGAAATCCTGTACCTATTCTTGGTTGTAGATACCGATCTAATGGAGTAACTATGGCGGCTTCCTATGTTTTAGATGAAATTAATAATAGCAAGGTATGTACGATGGGCGGTAATCCTATAAGTTGTACGATATCAAATTCTGGACAATATATCCAGGCTTACTTTAATGAAGGACAGGTAACAGGTGATATTATATTACAGTTTACGATTGGAGACGTTTTTTATTATTTCTTTATTACAGAAGGATCCAATCAAGTACCTCAACTGAAATTAAGTCCAAGTACTCACCTTATTCATTCAATATATAAGATAAGTACAATTGGCAGCTTTGTCCCTATTGATACCTATGTGGAATTATAATAAAAGATATAAAAATAGTACTAAAATGTATTAGTATAAGATAAGACGGTTATTAATCATATATTACAATAATCCCCAACCGTACACCTATTGTATGGCCGGGGATTATTGTAGTTACCATCTTCTCTTGTAACAAGAGTCCACTACCTTTACCTTTCCTTCTTCTTTCTCACCATAATTAAATTCATACGCATCTTCGAATGAATAAAAAACAGCATAATACGACACGCCAAACATATTATATTTTATTCTGTTTTTCCATTTCCCAAAAATGTTTTGATATTGGCACCAATATTCTATTTCCCCATTAGTTAATTTCCTTTCAAATATTCTAATAGGAACATGAAATAGATTCCTAAGCATTAGCTTTATGACCTTCCCTATCTGTGAAAACTAAACCAATACCTTCTATAATATATCCTACTACAGGAGCTTTGTCAAATTCCTCCTTCGTAGCCCAAGTAGCATTATCAGGCATCAGATCCTTGAATGTGTCCGAAACATCACCTTGGCACCAGCAGTTATTTGATACAACAATGCCTTTCCCTTCGATATTGATATACATCTTTCTTCCACCGCATCCAAGGCTGTTCCATCCGCTCGGTACGTTTTTCACCATAGGCTTAAGCACCCAGCTTTCACCGTCTATCCTAACCCATCCAGGATCGTCTTTGTGCTTGTCGTACATATTTTGCCAAAAAGAGCATTCGTAGCACCATCCCCTGTCTTCCATGACCGTTCTTATCTCACACCTTTCAAATCCATCTGCATCCATCGTGTGCGGAGAATGAGGCTGGTGAGGAGTGCCACATTTTGGACATACGAGTTTTAAATTATTTTCCATATTGTTTCACTTTTATGATCTTAATAGAATCTCCTATATTGTATTCCCCTTGGTATCCAACGAATTTTATAAGTCTATTACTGTTAAATATTGAAAATCCTCCGTCTTCACCATAATACATCACACGCCCACCCTGTAAAGGACGTAAATCATATATAACCCATCCGTTATTAACCTGACTATCATCATGCGAACATGATGATAACACAAGTGCCATCAATAAAACAAAATACCTCATGTTATTTTCAACATAAAAATTTATAACCTGGTTTTACTGCCTCTGCTTCTTCTCTCGTATCAAACATTAAGATAGTAGTTGATTCTGTACCTTCACAAATGTAAGATACTTCCACCCACCACCTAAAAATTCCAGAGCCATAATCATCATAGTACGGCTCAGAAAGAACTTCTTCTACATACCCATCCAAATAATTCACGATCGCTCCTCCTTATTTTTAGATTCTGCCTCTTCGAGTATGCTGATCACCTTATCAACAATATCCGAATCAGACATTTTCTCAATAAAAACATCCATTGCCTTAGTTATGTCATTGGCTTCTTTTTCTTCAAAAGCTATTTCTCCACCGGTAATAGCATCAGATAATGATGTAGATAAGTGTCTTATCTTATCAATGCTCATAAACGTAAATGGATTACCACCTTGACCTCCACCCATTTCTTTCATGATCTGATATCCACCTGAGATAAGTCTGCCTGATGTCGTGGCCAAGGAGGATACGATTAGGGACAGTACCGCCGCTTCCGTCCGCTCCTCGGACACACCCCTCGACCACACGGCTGCCCTTATAGCGCCGGCCAGATCGTCTATGTATGGCATGAGGCAATCTTCCATCGCTTGTGTTATATCAGCTATAACCTCACTACGCTCTTTATTTATGTAGTAGATAGAAGCATTGTACCTCTTTATCTCTTTGTCCATATCATTCAAAAATCGTTTGACATTATGTTTGTACATAGGACCACCCTTAATCACTTCCTTCAGCTTAAGAATGTAATTATAAGCCTGGTCGTTTACGAACAACGTCATGGTTTCAACCGTCGAATGAAGCGTGTTAAGACTGTTAAGAATCTTATCTAAATTGTTTATCAAATAAGCTTTTCTGGCTTTTGCCGCGTAATTAATCATCGTATTCAAATTTTAGATTTTCAAGTTCATGTATTTGTAACTTAAGAGACTTAATTAAATCCGTTCTCTGTTCCTCTGCATGTTTTAAAGCCTCTTCCTTGCTTTCAAAAGCACAATCCCCTATCTGATAAGGGGTGTAACGACCAGGAGTGTCGGCTAATAAAAGACCACCACAATCTTCTATTCTGGCTTTTACCTTTCTTATTTTCCCATCTTTTAGACACATGTCCGTAACCCATACGAATTTACCATATAATTTATCATACTCTTCTAATCTCTCTTCTTGCAATTCATACCATTTAGGCTTAGGAAATCTTAATGTGAATTTAACCTCAGTATCTTTTTCTAAGACATTAATATCGTATGCTTCCGGCCACAGCTCTTTTATGCTGTCTTCGTCTTCGGCATACGCTACAAGTATGAATGAATCATCGGATTCACCACTACACCAATATGGATATTTTATAGGCCATTTGACTGGACGGTAGTCGTTATCGCAGTCGGATTTTTTAATGTAAAATCTTGTTCTAATCATGATTCTTTTATTCTTTTAAGTATATGTTCAATCACTTTAATAGTCCACCCGTTTCCCAACATCTTGTACTGTTGGGTTTCGCTGCATTCCCATTTATACCAATCTGGTACAGTCTGTAACCTGGAGCACTCTGTAGGGGTTAATCTTCTTATTCTGAAATCGCCATGTAATGTTCTCTGTATGATAAAATTGTTTCTATCATATGAATTACAAGATGATGTTGGAGCCTTATCTTCATGAAATCCACCTTTGTTAAATCCTCTTGGTATTTGTAAAATAAGATTATCTTTCTGAACTGTTTTAAGACCAGATTCTCTACATGTAGGTTTTTCTGGATTCCTACCTCTCATTGCTACACAAATAAGATCGTACATGTATTTACCCTTTACGGTAACAGTATTGGATTTTTCATCTTTTGTTTTAATATTAGCTCCATAATAATCCCCCTTGTCGTGATTTCTTTTCAAGTGAAAAGTTAAATTGTTTAAAACTTTTTCAGATAAGTAATATTTTTCATCTACTTCATATTCCGCTATATCACTTATAGTCAAACCTTCGTCTTTAGGTTGAGGGATAATTCCGCCTTGAATATTAGTCCAATAAATACGTTTCCTGGTTTGAGCGGAAACAAGCGCTGAATTAATATGATTGCCTTTACACCCTATAGCATCATCAAATACCAGCTCCCATTTCTTTCCCATCTTAACGTTCTCAAGAAGAAACAATACCTCGGGATTGGTTTTTCTTGCATCATTCAAAATACGGATAAACTCCCAGAATAAGTAAGACTGACCGGAAAACTCAAATCCTTGTTTTTTTAATTCAAGATACTCATTAAGTGATTTGATTTCTATTCCTTCTACGGTAGACAACCCTTTTCTTTTTCCAGAAAAGGACATATCCGTACATGGGCTGCCGGCTAAAATAAGATCTATGTGTCCAAGATCTTCTACATTCAAATCCCTTACATCTCCTACTTGTATAGTATTAGGGAAATTTAATTGCGTTTGTTTAATAGCAAACTTATCTATTTCTGATGCATAATATACTTCAGGTGTGATCCCTATTTCTTTTAGCGCTATTTGACCACATGACATTCCGTCAAATAAACTTAACACTCTCATGGCATTATACACATTTTTCAATTTTAATTGATTTTGATGATAGATACATATTCCATGTTCCTCTGCCTCTGTCACCTTTTTCGTTTTGTTTTTGGATTGTCAAGTACAGATCTCCGTCTTCACATACTTCAACTTTTTTCAAGAAGCCTATCATTTCATCTCCTGTTTCGTGTAAAATACGGATCTTATCTCCTTCTTTTAACCCATAATTGGAATCAAAGTATTCTTTTTTGATTCTATCAATATTGTCTTTATGATTTTTTATAGCATAAAGCTCGTTTCTTAATAAATAATTTAGTTGTTCTATTGTCATTTCTTTTCCTCCTTGTTTAATGGTATCAACCCTTTTCCATGCTTGTCATACCACAGCATAGCTATACAGTTCCATGCACATTGTGCAAGATGAAAACATCCTGTATCTGAGTCTATTCTTTCCCCTTTCATGTATTCCATTAGGTGTCTGGCAGCCGCAGCACGATACCGTTCAAACCCGTTGTCAAGGTTCTGCCATTTATTGGGTCCGTACTTCTTTGCACCAGCATGATAGACTTTTACAATGTCCTCAATCTCTTCCATTGGAAGTAAATCCCATCGTAGTTTATCGTCAATGATGTCATTTTTCACCGATTTGTTTTCTCCGGATACTTTGACAGGAATAATACCCATAATGTCCGTTCCTACGATAAACGTCTCTCCATTGCAACAAACCTCAGCATATTCATCATCTACCTCTATGTCTGATACTGCCTCCACTATAGCTCCTCTGGCTATTTCTAATTCGGAACTGATTACATCACTTTCCAACATGCGAAAAATAGATCCTTTTGGATAAAGGATGTTTTTAGTATTATTGTCCATCTTTTCCATTGTTTTATCGTTGTTTTAATTATTTGATATAATAATATAGTCCATCATTTTTCTTTTGCAAAGCGGTCAAATTCTTCTCCGCTCATGACAATGCGGTTAATGATAATTATGCCGTTATTGCTATAACTATCATTTTTAACTCCCATGTCATCAAGCTCCTTCTTTAAATCTTCAAATGTAGGGCCTTTCTTGTCTTTAAAAAATAAAGTAGCATGCACAACCCTTCCGTTGTTTAGTTTTACTCTCACGGTATAGAGATATCCTTTTTCTTCTTCATCCTTTTTATTGATACCATCAAGGATGCTATTTATCATATCCTTGTCCTCACGTGATAGGTTGGATATGGCTATTCTGCCCTTTAATCTAAATATTTCGTTTTCGTTCATGACTTTCTGTTTTATTGTTTTCAAAATATTGTCTTACGGCTTCTATGGCTTTATCATCATCAAAAGCTTCTTCAAACTCCGTGTAGAACCTATCTCGCTCCATGCAGAATGTGTTTTTCCCTTCCGGTATAGGACGGAACACAACCACCCTCTCTTTGTCGTGATTGGTTCCTATTATGTTATTATCTAAGATAATAGAATACCTTCTTGAACTTTTGTTGATAACAACATCATGTTGAAGACCATACAATTTAAGTATTTCCCTTAATTCATTTGTTTTCATTTATATTACTCCTTCCAAATTTACTTTAATAGAACCATTTATGGTTTTAATGCTCCCATCTATGGTTGAAATCACATCATCTATATCATTTATAATACTTTCCATGTCATCAACCACCTCCTCCATATCAGTTACAGCCTGATCTGATTCCCAATATCTTTCTGAGTCTTGTAACGATTCCGGTATATTATCTCTCGCCTCAGTCTCTTCATCTAAAATCATATCAACATCATCTTTGGCTGAATTTATGTTGTGCTTCAACTCCGACAACTTTGATTTGATGTATTCAAAATCTGTTTTATACTTATTTACGTTGTTAATAACATCCGATATTTTTTTTCTTCTCTTGTTGTTCATGCCTTTATCTTATTATAATATTCGATAATCTTTTCTTTCCTGTCTCCTGGTTTTACTGCCATATTCTCAGCCAAGAACCTAAAATACGACACTGGTATGTCCTTGAATCTAATTCCTTCATATTTTCCAAACCACATTATTATACTGTCAAGATCGTCTTCTCTCCTACCATCTCCATTCACAGATTTAAGCGAGGCTGCCCGGCGAAGGATCTCGTCTTTGGTAATAATATCACCCATCCTTATATTAGACAGAAGTTGATCTCCGGCAAACATACACCAGCCCTTAGAAGGGAATTGTTCGATTGTCAAGTCTTCTATCCGACCGAAACGCCTCATGTTGTCGCAGCAATCAACTATCAGCGCCTCTTTCTTGTCAGGATGGATGCGGACGGCTCGGCCTAATATTTGGTAATAAGTTGAATATGAGAAAGTTGGTCGACCAAACATCACACAATCAAGTTCAGGAAAATCAAATCCGGTAGCAAGCGTTGAATAATTAAAAACCACCTTCAACTTACCTTCTTTGAAATCGGATATAATTTGTTCTCTTTTCTTTTTGGTTGTTAGCGATGTTACGACACCGGTTATGGCTCCCATCCTGGCATTCATGAACTCTGATATTCTATTACATGATTCGATAGAATCCATACAGACCAAAATGGCTTTACGTTCGTTCATAAGTTGAAGAAGGCGCTTGTAGATAGAGTTGTTTAAGCCGTTTCGTACAATACTTTCTTTAATAGATTCGTTGGTGTATTCAGCTCCGGTACTGTTTAACATCAGAGCCGATTCATCAAACGACCATCGTTCGTACTTAAGTGGACACCAAAACCCTTGAGAGGTTAGTTCTTGTATTTGAGTCACATGAACTATTTTCTTGAAGAAATTATGCTCGTCTTTCGTCAGCATATTGAGCTTGCTATAGTTTCCTTCCAGCATGGAACTGTAGGTTCTGAGGCGGCAGGGAGTGGCGGTGAAGCCCAGCACCTTCGCCTCTGGGAACCTGTTCATAAACTCCATAAATTCAGAACCTTCTTCAGGAGAATATCCTGAATGACATTCGTCTATCAATAAGGTATCTATCCCTATATCCTTCAACCTCGCTACATCTTTCTTTATGCTCTTTAATGTTGCATAAGTCATAGCCGACAGCTCCTTTATACCACATGAAGCAGAATATATAGTAGGTTTAGAACCGAATGATACGGCCTTTGCATAATTCTGCTCCAGAATCTCTTTTGAGGGCTGTAATACTAATGTCGGTCTATTTATTTCATGTGCTATCTTGGATATCAGAAGGCTCTTTCCACATCCGCATGGGGCTACGATTATGCCAGGCTTCTTAGATCTTCCTGTAAGAAACTTAAGCCCGGCATCTACTGCCTCTTTTTGGTAAGGTCTAAGTTCAAAGCCCATCACAATCTATTATATTATTTTTTGAAAGTTCTATTATCGCCTCTTTCAACATCTCCCTTGCTTTATTCTCATTATCTTCAAACAGGCATACACTGCATGTAGCACCTTTGGAGGGGTAGTCTCTGTAGGCTTCTGCTCTTTCTACAACGTACTCACAACAATAGTCGTGACTCATGTCTTTTGCTATACTTATAAAATGATCTTCTCCATCCATCAACACACAATATTCAGCATCGTTTTCGCATGCAATAACACCTTTGTTTTTTAAAATGGATAGCACTTTGTTTCCAAAAAGTCCAATATAGACCCATATATCTTTCCCTGCATTTTTGTAAAAAATATCCATTCCTTCTTTGATTGTGACTTTCTTTTCCATAATCCCTTATTTTATATCAGTAATTAAAACATATATTTTAGCAATATCTTCAAGACTCACAGAAGAACGTATATATAGTTTTTCTTCGTACTCATATAGAGCGTACCCTTCTTTTACGTCTAATATCTTAATCACATGCTTGCCTCTTTCAAATGGATCCTCAAAGTAGTTCTTATGTTCGTATCTTTGACCGACTTTTATTTTGTCAGTTTTCTTCTTCATCTTATAACGATCTATTGCTCTACCTGTTTTTATGAAAGCTGTCGTGAGTAAGTATAATAAAACTAAATACAAAAGGATCGCTACTCCACATATTAGATCTTCTTTCATTACACTCCTTTTAAATAGTTGAACCATATATCCTCCAGCTTCTCCTGAAGCTCAAACGCTTTCTTGAAATTCCCGCATCGTACAGCAACGTCTCTCATGTATGTCAAGTTTATAACTTCCGGATCTTGCCGGTATTTTGTTCTTAACTTTTGAACATCCTCGTATTTCATCGTTTTATCTTTTTAGACGGATCCCAATCCGAAGAGAAAGGGCATTCGTTTTTGTTATGTAATCCAAAGTCACAATAATAACACAGTGCTGACGGGCAGGGCAGCTTGTTTTGCGGAACAGGCTGGCTTAGGGTGGCGCGCCGCCTGCTATACCTGGCTCCTTCTGCCCCCTGGATGTACGCTTGAAATGTTTTTACACTATTATCTTCAAAATCATACATTTTAGATAAAGTGTCATTTAGCATCTCTATAGATTTTGTTTTACGTTCCTCATCCACTTTAACCTTTTGGTATTGTCTGGTCCTGGTAAAGAAATAGATGTTCATATCTGGCAGAACTCCACCATATTTTCTATAGATGTAAAACGAATATATAGGATGCTGTAAATTCGTTTCCAACTTCTTAGAATCAAAAACCTTATTACCTGATTTCCAATCTATGACATAATGGTGAACTACGTTCTTGCTCTTTATAGCCAGATGAAGGTCTACCGATCCTACTATGTACACATGAGTATGAACGTCACCATTTATATCAACAGGCTTAGGAAGACGGTATGGCAGCACGAAATCTTCTTCGACTCCAACTATGGCGCCGTGTCTGATAAGTTTCTCACAGGGATTAAGATCACTATCAGCTATCATAAACCTATTCCCGTCTTTTTTAAACAGATCCACAATCCAAGCAAGAAGCTCTCCAGATTGTTTCATGGCTATCATCATATTTTCCGGTGATTGCCAAGGTATGTCTTCTTGATAGGAATAATAACTTATTGCTTCTCCAAGGTCTTTACCGGAAGGCTGTCTTCCGTTCTTAAAGAAGTATTCCAGTGTCTTATGGATAACCGTACCATAAGACGTAGCTTCTTGTTTTTCCGTAGACCTTTTGCCCTCTACGTAAGTCTTATACCATTTCATTGGACAAGTAAGAAACGTATCTATCTGGGAATAAGATATGGCAAGACGTTTCACACCATTAAACTCCTTATATAGCAAATGTGTTTCCGGGACCATCATAAGTCATTGTCTTTAAATCCTTCCGGGTAATATACGACATACTTCTTACCGTCTTCTGGTGTCATGGCAAACTGCATGTAGTTATTACGATTACGATGCTTACCATCTAATCCTCGCTTCCAATACAGAATCCCGTCTATATCCACATAAGACCGTCCGCGTTCGGCTCTAACTACGTCCGTGTGTAGCAGATACCCGTCGGAAGACACAATCCACACTTTATCCCCTTTGTTTAAATAAGATATTCTTTTTCTTACAACAACCTTTTTCTTATTATCCAATACAAATTCCTCATCAGTCATACTCTTCATCCTCCTCTTCTTCTGTTTCAAAATCAATTCCATAACACTGATCATAATGCTTGGTCAGTTCTTCTGGTTCTAAATCTTGTCCAAAATCCATGTTAAAAATATCGTAATTAGTAAAGCACTTAAAATCACTGTTCCAGCAGGCAGGAAATCTATGAATGCTGCTTTTATTTCTTCAATTAGGCCCAAGTGTAACCTTGGGCCATTGTATTTATTTTTTGTCATCTCCCTTTAACTTCTTTAAAGTATCTGCAATCGGAAGCTGATCAATGACTCCCAATGCCGGAGCGACGGTCTTAACAACATTGTTAAGGAAATTACCGGTACTGTTCTGACCGCCGTCAAATACTGTGATATTTCCGAGGTTAATGTGCTCAAATGCCTTAACCTGTTCTCCGGCAATTTCTTTCCACTGATTAACCATCTTGTACTGGATGGCGATCTGAGGATTGGATTCTGCTGCTTCCACCATGGCCTTAAATCCGTCGGCTTCTGCCATTAACGACTTTTTCTTACCTTCGGCTTCTGCCTCCAGCTTCATCTGAATAGCTTTTGCCTCCGCCTCAGCTTTTGCCAAATGTGCTGCTGCCTCAGCCTCAGCCCGGCGTTTGATCTTCTCGGCCTCGGCATCAGCTTGCAAGATGGCCTCTTCCTTCTGGGTTTCAGCCGGCACAATCTTTTCAGCCTTAAGCGCAGCCTGAACTTTCTTAGCCTTAGCTTCTTCCACTTCTTTGTCGGCAAGCTCTTTTGCTGTTTTTACAGCCGCTTCCGATTTAACTTTTTCTTCTCCGGCCTTCTTCTCTGATTGAGCTTTGATAATCTGTAGTTCTGATACTGACACAGCAACCTCCTTCTGGGCATTGTTGTATCCTATAGACGCATTTTTCTCAGCCTCAGCCTTCTTAATCTGAGCTTCAGAGTCTTGTATTGCTATAGCTGCTTCCTTGTCAGCTTCAGCCTTATTCTTTCCGACTTCTTCCATCCTTTCAGCCTCGGCTTTATTTACTTCAAGTTCTGCCTTAGATCTTACAATCGCCGATTCCTTGTCGGTTAAAGTTTTTGCGATAACCGCAGCCCTGTCTCTATCTGCTTGAGCTACGCCGATCTGTTTCTCTTTATCGGTTAAAGCCAAGGCTATTTCTTTTTCTTTCTTCGTTTCAGCTACTATCGTTTCCTTTTCTTTTTCAGTACAAGCAATTTGAATCTCTTGTTCTTTTTTGGTATTAGCCACAGCCGTTTCTTTCTCCTTCTGCTGTACAGCAATCTTAATAGCACCCAGCTTCTCCTGCTCTTCGATATTAGCTTGTGCTTCGTTCAGAGCCCTACTTTCAGCCTCCTTACCAAGGTTCATAATATAACCGGCTTCGTCTCTAATGTCACTGATGTTGATGTTCAGGAGGTAAAGACCTAACTTGTTAAGCTCGTTATCAATGTTCTTTCTCGCCTTATCCAAAAACTCATCCCTGTCAGAATTAAGTTTTTCGATTGTCATTTCAGCAATAATCAAACGCATCTGACCGTAAACGATGTCCGTAATAAGATTTTCAGTAGATTCGGTATCCATCCCCAAAAGTCTTTCTGCCGCATTTTGCATGATTTCGGGATTTGTACTGATAGCTACTGTAATAGTCGTAGGTACATCTACTCTAATATTCTGAGATGATAAAGCACCGGTAAGCTTGCAATCTATTTGCATAGGCTCCATTGACAAAACATCATAGCTTTGAATAATAGGTAAGACAAATGCCGCTCCACCATGATATAATTTCGCCGACTTCTTTTCCCCACCTGTCTTACCATAAACGACCAAGACCTGATTAGGCTTACATCTACGATACCTTGATAAGACTCCGATGATTGTCAAAATAATCACTACAGCTAAGATAGCTGACACGTACATGATTGTTGTCATAACTTTTAAAATTTAATTGTTGATAAAAAAAATTAGATACTTAATTCTCCTTCTTCATATTTTATATTCGCCTTGTCGCCGTTTTTGTAGGTTTTTCCAGACAAGCATCTTACTCTCATTTGCTCTTGTCTTCCATTTTTCGAAATATTTACCATATAATGATTCTTCCCTGATCTAAATACTATCTCCACTTCTCTTCCGTTTAAATCTTCCGGACATTCGTACACCATTTCTTGCTTTAACTTAAGAAGTAACTTATATACGTAAAACAAAACGATAAAGAAAAACGACCCTATCACAACCCCTACTAAATGGGAACCCGAAAAGTAAGTAGTCCAGCTATATCCAAGAATGAAATGTGTTATGCCCTTGAATGATATGATGTCCGACAAAGACATGCTTAAATCAGAAGCACTGTCAATGTCAATATCCGTATCCAGATCAGATCCTAATATCGACAACAAAAACTGTATAACAAAAGCAAATGACGCTATTAAAGCCATGCATAAAATTATATCACTTCCCATATCCTTCTGTTATTGTTTTGTAAACAAGATCAGTCATATCTTTGATGGTCTCCATATCATAATCAATAATAACAATATTGAATTTTTGTTCCACCATCATTTCAAGTTCAATTTGATCAAGAGAATCTAATCCAAGTTCTTTAAACGTCACATCTTCTTCATGAACTATATCCATTTCTGAATTAAGAAACTGAGTAATAATTATATCCTCTATAATCTTTCTGATTTCTACTTTTTCCATTGCTTTCTAATTTTGTTAAATAAATACGTTTTTATGTTTTTCAATCTCTCTTTGTCTGTTTCAGAACTTCCGGTAAACAAATAATCCGGATTGCCTTTAGCCGGCGGCGTAGGCAATTTAGATACGGCAAACAACCAATCCATTTCCTTATTCTTCTTAGACTCCAAATAAGGCTCGGTAGCGATCTTGAATTTTTCAGCTATTAAGTCGAAGAGCTTTGAGTTTTTAAGGTTCATATGGACTGAAAAAGCCTGAGAAGGCGGTTTCCATATGAAGTTACATAAGCTCATTGTATAATCTCCTGACTCTGCTATATAAGATTCCGTTACCTGAAGTATGACCTCTTTTTTAAATGAAGTATTACCCATAAACCAACACAACCTGGATTCCGCTTCTTTTCTGCTGACACCTATGTCTTTTGAATACGATTCGTACATTCCTATCATAATCTTCAACGTTTCCAGAACCTCGTCCGTCATTTCCGGTGTCTCTATATAATTCACAAAAGACGTTCCTTTGTTGGTTAATCTCATCACGCCTGATTTTAATTTCTCAACCAGGCCAAGCTCTATATACCTCCCAGCATCTTCTTCCGGCATGGCTTCGATCATAACCGTATCCTTCTGTCTTATGGCAAGAAGATTGGCAAGATCATTAGGAGTCATGTCTGATGCTGCAAGTTGTCTGAAATTGATGTACATTCTTAATCAGCTTTAATAAAAATAACATTCTTGTTATCTTGTCTATCAACATGTCCACATGGACCAATAATTATGTCTGTACATGAACAAGAATCGTAATCTTCGAATATACATCCATCGCATGTATCACCTTCCACACATTTCAATTTTACAAGTCCGGCAGTAAATACTTCTCCTACTTTAAATTCCTTCTTTTCCATATTTCCTCCTTGTTTTTAACTGTTGTACCCTTCTTTGATAATCGAATTTCTACCGGTAGATACCGACTGTCGAAGATCGTCATGTACAGAATCTACCGTAGAATACTTGTTTCTGGTTGTAAAAATCACTTCCAGCATCTCCTTGTAATCACCTAAAGCTACTTCGTATCTCGGATCCACTTTGGCTTTTCTTTCAGCCTCGGCATTACTTTTAGCCAGTTCTCGATCAAGAAGATCTTCTTTGATTCGGTCAGCAATCATATCAAGTTCTTTTTTAATAACTTCTCCTGCTGCCCGAAGTTGACCTTCTACGTCACCAAGCTGGTCTTGGACGGTACCTATTTCTTTCTTTAGACGATCGTATTCGTTAATCATACCCATATCACCTGCATAGCCGGAAAAGTCCTTGATTATTTTGGTTCCTTCTTTAAGGAGCTCAATGACTCGTCTTTTACGTTCTCTGCTTATTAAAGACGGAAGACGATAATTCATATCCGCCACCGCCTTATCATGTATGGAGTTGATTAAAAACATCTCTCTTTCATCCCCTGCAAATTCAGTAAGAACCAAAAGGAACTTACTTATCAGGTATTCGTTTTCTTCTACTGTTAGTCTCATGGTTCTTATTTTTTTTTAATACAATGACTGTTCTTCTTTTGTCTCTTGTTCTTGTTCCTGATTGTCCGTAACATCTTCCACAGTATAGAGCTTGGGCGGCGTCGGCGGCTGGTTGGGGTTCACGAACTTCGTCCCTCCCTCCCCGTACATCCATCCATGCCCCGGCAAGATCTCTGGGTGGATTGTATTAGTAAGCTCTTCCATACTAACTTGCCTTACCTTCAGTATATGATGAAACACCAGTCCGGCTGTCCTGAATGATGTTTTGTTTTCAGTTTTAAACCTATCAAGAGTCTGATACCAATCTTTCCCAAATATCATATACTTATCCAGCCCGTACCTACGAGGATTGTGCAAACCTATCATTAACGTACATAACTGACCCAGCGTATCAGACTGGTAAAAATCAGAAAGACGCGGAGGCTGCTCTTGTGGGCTTTTTATCCTTCCTTCTATCTCTCTGTTGAATTGGGATATGATGAGGAAAAATATGTTTTTATATACTAATTTAGCTTCGTTCATAACCGCCACCAAATCATCTATAGCCGACTTAGGATCTAACCCCATTCTTTTTATCAAAGCAATATGATCGACTTTAAATATTATAAGACGTTTATCTTTGTGTTTGGTAGCTATATGATACACAGCCGCCTCAAACTCTTTTACCGTACACGGAGCATCGATGTATATTATGTTATTTCTGATTTCACCTTGAAGGATTTCAAACATCCTCATCTCTTCTACCGTATTAGAATCTTGCCTTCTTAATATTTCAGGAGCCCTCTTTTTCATATCCTGGCTCATTCTACGAAGAAGAAGATCTTGAGGATTCATTTCGAACTCGCAATTAACAAGAAAATAATCTTCTGCTTGCGGGTTGATCATCGGATTCATCACATTTTCCAATATCTTTTGGGCCACATACGATTTACCTACAGATGGCCGGGCTCCTATGGCAATAGCATGCTGAGGGAAAATACCTCCAAGCAAAGCCTCATCAATATAATCGTATCCGGTTTTAGCGGGGATAAGCTCTCCCCGCCTGTATTTCAAGATATTCTCATACGCCTCTTCCATAACTTGTTTAGAGGTCTTGAATATCCTTCTTATATCTATCCTATTTGCTATCTCCTCTTGCATTTTTGTCACCTTTCGTATCCGACTTGGATCCCCTATTAGCTTTTACTGATTTATACCTAAGACCGTTCTTGGTATGAGAACAATCCTTGCCTTTCCTCCAGCCCTTGCCCTTCTTCTTGTCCGTTTCGTAGTTTTTACGACCAAGCTCCCGGCGTTTGGCTTTCTGTTCCGGTCTGGCATTTATCTCCTTGTCTTTTTTAGCCTTTTTCTTCCTGGCTTCGGGATGAGTCCTGTAGTACTCTGTTGATCTGCCCATCTTCTTACATTTTTTTTGATTGATAATAGCACAAAGATAGGCAATTCTCGCCCTATTTCAACCTGCCGTAACTCATATCAGGATCACACCAGACATACCCGTCTTTCTCATCATGGAGATACTCAGGACATCCTCTACATGCGCTACTTCCTGACACTATTTGATTGTTTTTATTAGGGCACTTATCTCCAGGTTTATGCCATTCTATTCTCGAACCTGATCGCTCTTTGTTTACATGACAGAATTGAAATACTTTTCCCATCGTCTTCTCGCCAAACATACCTATATGTGTGTATTCTTCCGGTATAGAGAGAAATTCAGATAAATCTTTATACATCCTTTCCCGTTCCTCCGGCGTAGACCATAGTCTGTCAAGTTCGGCATGGACTCTTATCTTAAGAGATCTCAGTGATGGCCCCGCAAGCCGGCCTTTAGCTTTTCCCTTATTCGGCCCTGATTCATGAACACCGACATAAGCGTTGCATGGTTTACACATCATAACCATCCCTAAGCCTTTTCTGCTATATATTTTATCGGCATTTACCAGCTCAGTCTCTCTTCCGCAATAAGGACAAATTTCGCCTCTTAAAACCCGTTGTTGGCGCTCATTAAGTTCCATACCCTATTCTTTTGTTTTTCTTTAAACTTTTCATACAAACTGTTTTCAGTTTCCATTTCCGAGATCTCTACCTCTACGTCCTCTCTTTTGAAAATTACTTTCTTGGCTGTCGGATACGCACATTTAGAGATACGAATAGCATTACGAATAGCGTAAACAAAATACGTTTCTGGTGACGATTCGATCACCACTACCTCATTTAAAGTATTTTTATAATTTTCCATGTTGTTATCTACTTGCTTCAATTATATAACCCGGATGATCTTCACACGCCTCTTTGTATTTGATAAGAAACTTAAGAAATGAATCATAAGACCCCCATCCATTTTCTGGCTCGTATTTCAAAAGACTTTTTCTCTTGGAGATCATAATACATATACCTTTTGTAAGTACATTCTTCATCTCATTGGTATCTATTTCCCTACCCAATTCTTCTGGTCTCCAAACATAATCGTACAGCGTTTCTTTATTTTCTGATACGAATATTCTTTGTGCCATCTTGTTCATGTTGTGGGTGATGTTCGCAACCCATTCACGATCCTCTTCTTTCTTCTTACTTTTAATATAAACGTCCAGGCTCATACTGTTTTTCTTTTACCTTGTTATTGATTATCAAATCTGCCACATCATCTCCGTCTCCTACATTTTCAACATTTTGAAGATAGTCCGATACTTTTATCCTTGACTTCATCATCATCCCATCTATCTTTTTACTCCATGTCTCAAATGCTTGTCCTTTGTCCGGAAAAGCTACAGTCTTTCTATCTTTTAAGACATCTATCACTTCCGGCCTTAGATTCTGCAACCCACCGGTAGCTACAAATAACTCATCTGGTTTATTCACAGCGCATATAATAGCCGTCTTTTCTGATTCCACCAGATTAACCACCTTATCCGGATACTGGCTTAGAAGATGCTCTCCGAACAGGCATTGTCTAAACAAGAAGTCTCTTGCATGCAACGAGTGATAAAACATAACATGAGGCCGCTCATTGTCACCGTCTTTTTCCTTCACTCTTTTTACATCAATCTCATTCCCCTGGCCGTCGGTTTTTATATAAAAGTCCATGATCTTGCCGGTTCTACATACAAAATCTTTATCTATCTGCCAGAATATACAACACCCTTTCCATCCCCATAAGTCCATTGTTCCGACATGATATCTTCTAAACACGTCAGATACCCTTTCTTTTCCCCATAGAGACGATAAAAACCTAAATACAGTATTTCTATCATCTGGAACTACAGTCCTCTCAAACTCGCTAAAAGGTATGTAATTTACAACGTCAGGATTTACAGGAGGACGATAAGCTCTTATACACTTATTTCCCGAAATCCAAAGATCTTTGTCACCTACATCCTTGCCGGTAGGTCGTTTATCATAACCGCAAGTCCGTTCATGATCGCATCTCCCGAACTCATTTCCAACTACCTGACCTGTTGCCACATCAATATAAGGAGTGAGGCACCGGCTTTTCCCGCAAGCCGGGCAGGTCAGCTTTAGTCGGCTCCTGCCAGGTCTGCGGTCAAGTTGAAACCGAGGTACGTTTTCGTATTTTCTAAAATCAAGCATTTTTAATTCCCCTCATTGCCTCTATTATTCTATCTGCTATAGTTATAGACCATGACACCACATCTGGTACATATACTCCGCAATCTATTTCACCTTTTCTATTTTGTGCTTTAACAAACTCAATAGAATAAGCCTTAACAAGATCGAATCTACGTTGTTCCCAGTCTACATCTTTGTTTTCGTCATTTACAGGAAGGGTATCGAGATAAAAATTTAAACTCTCACTTATCACATTCCCATTATCACCATAGAACTGTATTCTGTCATGGTCGCTTCTTGTAGTTGAGCTACTAAAGGTGATTACGTCTATTATCTCTCCTGTTCTTCTAATTTTTCTCTTCATACTCTTCTTGTGTTTCTAACCAGTATAGGCATTGTTACATTAACATTCTTGCCATATTTCTCATAAGATATGAGTATGCATATTGCATACTTATCCCCTATTTTCAAATCTTTCGATAATCTTAATCTTGACCCCCTTTTGATGTTAATAAAATAACCACCAAAAGGATTGATACATATCGGTTTTACAATTTCCACATAATCTCCTTTAGGAATAACAATATCACTCATATTACGAATCTTTTAGACATTTCCTCTGCAATATCATATACAACCGTATGATCCTCTTCATTGTATGGTTTATTGATATTTAATACTCCTTTTCTCACTTTGAACTTCTTATCTTTTCTAAGGTGATTCAACATACCTTGTTGGAATACGCAGTCCGCCTTTTCAAGTGCTATACTGTCTTCTGTCCATTCTTTCAGCGTATATCCTTTGCTACTCGTGCTTTTTGGAGAAAAGTTCATAATACGTGCATCAATCCCATACCATGCTTTAACCATTCTTCTTTCAGCTTCTAATTGAAATGCGTATGATTCCCATATTCCCCCTGATTTAAAGTCGAGAATAACCACTTCTTCCTTCTCCACTTCTCTTACCTCCTTCTTCGGATCACCTTTCTTAAACTGCCCTGTGGCCCTTTGATACACGGCTCCAAAATAACCTTCTTCTTTGTATTTGAATGTCATTTTAACCATCGCATCTATCGGCGTAGCTACCAAATAATCTTCTAATGATAATATTCTTTCAATCATCATCGGTTTAACCTTATATTCCGAACAAAACTTGGCAAACTTCATAACTCTGACAATCATATCGTCAAGATCATCTATGCTATTAAAGAACCGATCAAGATTTTTCTTAGATATCTTCAGCTTACCTTCTTGCACTGTCTTAACCACAAAGCTTCGATTTAAGACCATATCTCTACCTGTTAGGTACAATCCGTATAAGTAGTGCATGATCGTTCCCTTATCGGCTTCATACTGCGCCACCTCTTCTGGATTGCGACCAAGCATCTTTATCTCTTGCTTCCATTCCTGAAGTGCTGTCTTATCGTCCACATACCCATCTTTGATTAAGGTTGTTACCGAAGCATATATCTTAGCCGTCCCATCATCCATCTTTCTTACATAAAAACGATTATCGTCTAATGTCAATCTTACGAATTTGGGGGTCTCAATCTTCTTTAACTCATCACAGATATAAAACGGCTCTAATGTTTCCTGATTTTCTGTAAACGGATTCGAATCTTCTTCTCCAGGGTTAGGAGCGGCTTCCTCCGCCGGAGCTTCCGGTTCCTCTCCCTGGACCGGCTCTGGCTCAGGCGCCGGCTCTTTAACTACTGGAACCTGTCCGCCTCTTTCTGCTATGTCTCTGTTCTTTATTAAAGACATAACCTCCTTCTTCAACTGCTCTGGTGTTTGGTTAGGATCTGACACCGACATCACAACATCGTTCATTCTAAACAACGTATTTCCTTCTCCTTCTACCATAGGCGCAAACCCTAAATCTGTCAATATTTTTATTTTCTCTTTCATGATCTTCCTCTAATCAATTCTTCTTTAATACAATGTAACACTGTTTCCACTTCATCTTTATCTCTATCTTTCACTGCGATAGCTATATCCTTGCCATAACTCTCTCTTCGTATGTGAGCATAAAAGATAGTTTCATCGTCAGCTTCTATTCTTATTTTATAAAGTTTTCTCATATCTGTCAATTATTTCAATAATTAATCTACCTCTTTCTTTAATCATTCCCCTGCTTTCCATATCCAGTACCTTCTTTACCGCATACTTCCACACAAAAGGAAATTCTGTTTCAAGTTTATCAAATTCCATCCGGTCAAGATACATGTCGAATACCGTATGCTCCGATTCATGAAGGAAAACTATATTATCCCTGCAAGTAGCAACCGACTTATATATCCTTTTCGGAAGTATGTGACATACGTTACATACTGTAGGAAAATGAATAGCCTTACCGGTCATAGACATTCGAATAGTACTCAACTCCTCCAACATAAGACGAAAAAACCCGGATAAATCCGGGTTCTCTAACTTTTTCTTCTTGCTGCTGTTTTTAATGGATGTAATTCTGTCTTTTTTCTTCGGAGTCAACTCTTTGCTCCTGCAAGCCTGGCATAAGCCATGACTTCTTATCATTACTTTTCGTCCGCATTTTTCGCAGACGTACAATTTCTTTTCCACTTTTTATATTTCGATACAAGCGATATGTATTTAGATATAAGCGATATACTTGAAAAAGATAACGCCGTTAAAGACAGCGTATATGGTAAGTTCATTAACCATCTTGGCACTTCTTCTGTCTTAATCACTATCAGTAAAGTAGCACCTGCCACTACCAATAATACAATTGCTATCGCAAGTGCTACACGGGAAACAACATCACTCATCAGTTTTCTTTTCTCCCAATTTTTCTACGCCTTTTTGCAGATCGTATTTAAACACTTCAATGATTTTCGTTTCCACAATAGACTCGCAATTCCAGTCTCCCAACGTACCCTGCATACCTTTAGTCAACACAGCTTCGGCGTCTTTAGGATTGCCGGCTTGGACATACATATAGCATGGCGTTTTCTTTTCTTTACCTTTCTTTTCATCCAGTGTAATGTAATTCACCTTGCACTTATACCAGTACTCAGCTTCTCCGTTGAAAAAGATTTCTGACACTTTAATAGGGTTAATTTTTACAACCTCGAAAGAATTGTACAAATCCTTAAAGATCTCCAACGATCTTGATTCTGCCTCTGTATAAGACAAGGCATCCACCAAATACTTTTCAGTTACTTTCTTTTTTTTGCCGTTCTCGATATTATCAATCTCGGCTTTTACCGTAATTTCAAACCAGCGATTCATTGTATTAATATTTAATTAGTTGATTTCTTTCCTTTCTCTATACTATTTTTAAATCTTTCAGAACACCACTGCAAAACGTCCATCATCATCATCTCATTATTAGATAAGATACCTTTTATAACTAACGCCAATTGATGCTGTGGCATTCTTTGGCTCATATCAAATCTTCTTTCCTCTTCATTTACTATCGTAGCCACGAAATACTTACACCCCTCTAAGTGCGTCAGGGCTTCAATCATAGCTTCTTTTATCTCTTTTTCTTCCATTATGTTTGTTTTTTTTGGGCAAAGATATGTCTTTTGATAATAAAAAAGATTCAAAATGATTTAATTTAGCTTAATTACTGCTCTTTTGATTCGTCCGGTATAGGCATGTCAAACTTTTTTCTGATAAACGACTCTGTTTCTTCATTGAATGGATAGGCTTCCTTAATAAAATTCATAGCTACCTCCATATCACCGTCTGCTATATCTTTATACCTTTCAAAGATACCAACCAGGTCATTGTTATATGAACGCTCTTGTTTTATGTTGTACACGTATTTCAACACCCTGTCTTTGATTTCATTGGCATTTTTCAAAGTGTTATTGAAGGAATTTATACTTTCCAATTCTGGATCTTCGTTTTCCTTGTTTACCTTATCAAACTCTTCTTTGCTATACCCCGCTTCCCCTTTAATAGCCGGGCAAACACTTTCTTTTATGATCCAAAACTGTTCATACGATCCTGTCAGAAACCTTGATTCTATTTTAAATGCATTATATTTAACAAGCAAATTAGCCACCTCAGTTGCACCTTCTATGGTTCTAAAACCGATGCCGATATCTTTTAACTTGACACACTCCCATCGCTAAAGCAAATGGGATTCTTGGATACAAACGCAAGAAACCCCGATATTAATATCGCTGGAATTACTCTTGCTCTCCAATTCGGAAATGCCCTTCCGAA